TTACGCGCTGTTGCGTCGGGCTTCGCGGGCCATCTTCGCGCGGTTGGCCGTGCGGGTGTAGACCGCACTTTCTCGTGATCCATCCGCCCAGCCGAATAGCGCGTTGAGCTGAGATTCGGTAGCACCCTCCTCCGCAGCCCTGGCGGCGCCGGCCTTGCGAAGCCCATGGGCCCGGCCCGGCACGCCGGCAGCCTTGCACGCCTTCCCGAACCAGAACGCGAAGCTCTGCTTGTCGTAGGGCGTCCCGTCCAACTTGGTGATGAACGTCAGGTCGCCCACAGGGCCCCTGGCCAGGGTGTGCGCCAGGATCGGCAGGATAGGAGCCGTGACCACCATCCCGGTCTTCTCGGTACGGATGGAGAAGTCCTGCCCGTTGCCATGGCTGACGAGGTGCTGCCGCCCGAGCTGCACGGCGTCCCCGCGGCGCAGGCCCGTATATAGCAGCACGTCGAACGCCACGCGCTCGCGGGTGCCCAGCGGGTGCTTGGCCTGAAACTGGGCGACCTCGACCTCGGTCCAGGTGTGGAACCCGGTATGCGCGTTCTTGCCGGTAAGCGGTTTGATCCCGTCAGTGGGATCGATGGGTGCGTGACCATGAGCGACGCCCCACTTGAACAGGGCCCGCATGGCGCTGACGAACTCGTTGGCCGCGTGCGGGCGGTCGGCACGCTTCTCGCGCCCGTTCATGATGCTCTTGCGCTGGATGTTCTTGACCGGCACTTCCCCGACCGATTTCTCGACCTGTCGGTATATCGAGTGTCGATTACGTCGGGTCGCAGCTTTGAGCAGCTTCCACTCACCGCTGTTGACGTACTTGTCGATCAGCCACGCCATAGTGTTGGCTTTGGGCCCGGCCGGCTGGGGCTTCGGCGCACCCTCCACGGCGTGGCGGTAGGCAGCCCAGAACTCAGTGGTGTTGTATTCCTCGCGGATGCGTATCCGGGGCTCATGGCCGACGCGGACGTACCAGACGAGCTTCCCGTGCCGCGTGCGCTCCGATCTCAGGTGCAGCGGCTTCTTGCGGGGCATTTGGTTCACATATCGTAGACGCGCTCGGGCTCGTCCTCTGTATTTTCAACCGGCATGTCAACACGATAGCCGGGGACCGGCCCAGGCTCGATCACCACGCCCTCGCGCGTGTAGACGATCCGCGGATGCGTGAACCCGGCGTCGACCAGGGCGCGGATGGCCCTGGCGATCTCGGCTTGCGTCGCTGTGGCGGGGCGGGTGCTCATGTTGTTCCGCGGAACACTTTTGCAGATGGAACGGTCCCGGAACGTCGGTCGTTCCTATGCGATTTTTCGCTCAGCCGGCGAGCGCCGGCTGCGACGCAATCGGTTGTTCCGCGGTACATGCGAGCGCACGAGCAGATGCCTGCAAGCCGGCAATCTCGACCTTCCGCCAGATCTCCTTGGCACTAGCCTTGAGATCGCCCCAGCAATGCTCTGAACCAATACAGCCGCAGTACATCTCATACGACGCGCGGCCGACTTCGTGATCTTGGTCCATGTCTAAAAGCATCCCATTGGCGGCGGGTATAGTACATATGAAGGCGGCATAAGAGTGCGTCAAGGTCACGGGTTGCAATTTGGATTTTTTGTGCAACCGGATGGTTGTGCATCTACGTGGTTTGCCGGTCCTTACACATCATTTGATGCGTTGGGAATTTTTGTGTTGAAACTAGGTTGGCGGTTTGGGACTTCAAGTTTGGCGCTTGGTTTTTGGTCCTGCGTATTTTTCAGGGACCCACAAAAGCAGACCCCCCTCCCCCTCCCCCGTTGGGCCGCCTACCACCCCCCTCCCCCTGCCCTATCAATTCACTCCCCCCATCCGCCAAGGGTGTAGGGCGGCGAACTTCAGCCTCCCGAACCGGTCTCCCCCGGATGCCACAATAGGGGAGCGTGTGAGGCGTGACCGGCGAAAGGCCGGCTGACCTCCACGGCGCGACCGCACCCTACGCATCAACCCGATCACGTCAGCCCCGGCTGGCGCGGGGCTCGGCGGGGTAGTGTCGAAGCGCCAGGGACAGAAGCCTCCGAGGCACCCTGGCCGCGCATCAAGGACGGATGTGGGTAGCGAGTAGCTGCCAAACCGCTATGAACCACGATTGAGGTGGCGACGCGGTTTGGCCGGTGAAAACTACACTCTACCCGATCCCCCAAACTTTCACGGCCAAACCGTGGATTTGGGAGAGCCATCCGCAAGGGTGGCGAAACTACCCAAAACTTGGGGTGTCGCGGACCGCCATCTGCGACACCCCCAAATCGTGTAGAAATTATGCCCTAAAAACTAGAATGAGTTTCTGAGCGGTTTGGCGGAGCGTCCGCCGATTGCATGGAAAACTCGTTCTAGTTTTCGAGGGGGTAAGTTTGTGGGACGGCAAACTTGCTGCCGTTTCAATTAGAGGAAGTTTGGGCCATTCGACCCGAGCAAATGTTGTGACAAAAATAGAACACCGGCGGGTTGAGCCGGCAAGTTTTTGCTGTTCTCCCAAGTGGTTAGCCCTTAGTTACTAACTTAATATGATATATATATAATAAAATAATTGATAATAGAAACCCTCAGAACGTACCCACCCCCCGCAACGGTGACGCCCGACGCCACTGGACCGCCGCGCCGGCCGCCAACCGGCCGTGTGTGTTGCATGTATCCTCTCAGACCCCGATCAATTAATACAATTAGCAATCCGCGAAATACTTTTTCTAACGCTACCAAGCACTTAGCCCCTTCGGCACCTGCTTCTAATTGATAAACCCTCCCTAACTATGCCGACAATAAAACTTCAATTAGCAATCCGCGCAGAAGTTTGCTCAAAACCCAAAGCGCACCGATCCGCGTAAAAGATTGCCTCAAAAGTTGAGTCGTGCCGACCGCCAAACTTTGACGGTTCGTTCGACCCAAACTGGAGATGCCAAATGCGCTTCAATTCACTGCGTGCCGCCGCCAAGGCCAGACGCCGCTTCGTCACCGACTACGATCCGCAGCGGGGCTACATCTATCGGGTGACGCGGATGCGCCGCCCCCTGACGATGGACCATTGGTTCGAGGTGGACATCTACAGCTCGACCGGCACGTTTCTCGCGATCCTCTGAGGCACCCATGCTCAACCGTATCCGCCGCATCTTCGCTCGCGGCCCGGCCCCGATCCACTACGCCGCGCCGACCGTCATCCAGAACGACGAGTTCGCCGCGCACCTCAACCGCAGCATCGGCAAGCTGATGTCGGCATGCAAGCGTGCCGACGAGGCCAACCTGCCGCGGATCAAGCGGGCGCTCGCCCACCTCAACGCGGCCCGCACGCTCTACAGCCTGGGCTACGTCTCCGACGCCCGCACCATCGTGGCGCGCTGCTTCCTGGAGGTGCGCGAGTATTCGGTTGCCGGCAGGCCGGCGCTGGCCTAGTATTACGTAACAGACGGCCTAGGAACATACTCCTAGACTTGTTCCATGGAACAACTGAGGACGCACCATGACCATGCTCTACAGCCTGCACCTGTCCAGGCCGGTGCGCGGGTTCGGCAAGCCCAGCGTGCGTACCTACCCGGCACCGGCCATCACTGGGCACCGCGATCCTGACGGCGACATCGTGGTCCCGCACTACAACGAGGTGCGGCAGGCCCTGCCCGCACAGTACCGCAAGGCGTTCGACCGCTCCGGCGCTCAGTTCTGGTACGACAAGCACGGCGGCTTCACGCCCTGCCACCTGACGCTGCGCGACAGCCGGGGGCGTTACCTCAACACGCTGTACGCCACGCCCTACCTGTACGCCCCCGCCGCCGCAGCCTGAATTGTTCCGAGGAACATAGGCCATATGATGTCCAACTACGTCACCGCTCACGAGATCGAACTGTACGCCGTCAACACGCAAGAGCTTTACGAGGATCACAAGCGCCTCGCGCGGCGCGGTGTCGGACTGCCGCGTTGGCAGTCTTATGTCCGCAATCATGTGTGGCCGCTTTATCAGCGCCAGATCGAGCCAAATGCTATCGTCAGGACGACGGAGTTACACGCAGCGGCTGCCATCCTCCGAGACTACTATCGTGAGCACGTCGCCGAGTGTGACGCCTGACCTCCAGCACTGCCACCTGGGTGCGATCCGGGTGGCCCTCTGGATGCCAGGAGAAACGAACGATGACCCCGCTCGAACGTAAGTGCGCACTCGCCGGCATGACCTACACGAAGTGGCAGCGTCTGCCCGATGCCGAGAAGGACAGGCTGCGCGACACGTCCAAGCTCACACCGGAGCTGCGGCAGTACGAAAACTGCCGGGTGGAGGTGACGTACCCCGATGGCAACAAGCGCCGGTTCTGGGTCGGCCGCTCCACCGGCTGGGTGCCCTGCCATCTGGAGATCCACAACACCCGCAGCATGGGCGGCGGGCCCGTCTACTTCCCCGAGGGCACGACCGTGCGCCTCATCCGCACTGGCCGATAGGAGCTGACCCATGCGCCCCACCAAACCGCGTCCCGTCTGCATCTATCGCCGCAAGGGGCGCAACCGCCCCCTCGCATTCCTCTGCACCATGCAGGCCGACAGCCTGCACGATGCCGTCGTGACGTTCGCTGCGCTCTCCTGCTACGACGTGCGGGAACTGCGGGCGTGCTTCGCATAAATCCAAGGGAGCCCTCGACATGCCGACGCAACTCCCTATAGTTGTTCCGCGGAACGTGACCCGCCCGCGGAGGCCCGCCATGCCGAAGTTCCCCATCGTTCCCGACGACGAGGATACACCCGATGCGCACGGTGCCGTGTTTGGCATGATGGTCGGCATCGGCATCATCGCCCTGGTCTACGCCGGGATCGCCACGTACCTATGGCCCTGAGTGTTCCGCGGAACAGATGCGATCCGCTATCATCGGCCGCGTTGTTCCGCCCGCCTCGCATCGATTTGAGTAAAATAAGCGCAGTAGTGCCAATATTAATAGAAACGCGCGCAAGCCGTTGACAAAGCTTGGCTTTATCTCCTGGCGGGGTAGCCGAGCAAAGGCACGAAAACCTATCGTCGAAAAGGTTCCCGTTCTGTTCGCTTGCGTACACGGCAATAATTTCCATCTATGCCTGGAACAATCCCCCGCCAGGGAATGGGAAATGAACTGGGCCACCAAGATACCGGAACTGGATCCGGCTGACGCCGCTCGTGCGTCCGACATCCAGGCGCGCAAAGCTGCGCTGAACCGGGAAGCCGCCGAGCTGAAAGACAGCATCGTGCGGCGCATAAACGATCTGGTCGATGAAGAGGTGGCTCTTTATCGGGAAATCGTGCGTAAGAAACGCTGGACCACGGCGATGTATCCGCCGGCCATAGCCGCGATGGAGTACCCGACGCTGGTGCGCCTGATCGAGGGCAAGGCCATCACGGTCGACGCGCTCGCTGAGAAAGTATCCAAGAAGAAAGTGGGTTGAATGCTCTACCTGCGCAGTCGCGCCGGGTTGATGCAGGCCATCCGCGATGCCCGTGCGGCTCGCGTCGCTCATCCCCGCGCTCGCTACATCCGCCACGTCGCCGCTGACGGGGCGTTCTGCTTCTCGATCTGGCAAGGTGCTTGTCGGGTCGGCACCCTGGCGCCATCCGAAATCTGATTTCCGCAACACACGCAAGCAAAACCGTGCGCGGCACCTTGCGCATTCTTTGCGTGTGCCTATAACAAGCCCTCTCACTTGTTCCGAGGAACAACATGCGCACCGATGCTTTCGCCTCTGCCCCCGTCGCCCCGACCGCGCCGGCCGCCTCGACGCCCGCGGCGCCCAGCGTCCCGAACGCCTCGCCGGCCCCGGCCCAGCTCAACCAGTCCCCGGTCCCGACGCCGCCCGTGACCGCCCCGGCGGCTCCCCCGGCCTCGGATACCACTCAGGCTCCGGTCGCGCCGCCGGCTCCGGCTCCGGCCAAGCCCGTTGACAAGGCGCCGAAGGCTCCCAAGGCTGACGCCAAGACCACCAAGGAGCCGCACATGCCGCCGGTCGGCACCGTCACCAAGGACAACCCGACCGGGGCGCCCGTCGCCAGCCAGGCCCCCGGCTCGAACAGCGCCGCCCAGGACGAAGCGATGCAGGGCCTCATGGCCACCGTCGCCGAGCTGGGACAGGCTGCCGGCCAGGGCGCCAACTCGCTGGGTGAGCTGGCCTTGACGGTCTGCACGGCCGCCAAGAACGGCACCATCTCGGCCGCCACCTCCAGTGAGGACGTGGCGATGATCTACGCGGCCTTCCGCAAGGCGAAGGTCGAGGCCCAGGTCGATGCCACCGGCGACAAGGACGCCGAGAAGGACGACAAGACCCAGGTCGCCACGCTGCGGGTGTTCGCCAAGCTCGGCGCCGCGGACTGGAAGGGCAACGCCCCGGTCATCCTCGCCAAGGCGCGGACCTACATCAACGAGAAGCTGACGCGTGCCGAGACCGGCAAGTCGGCCTACTCGTCGCTGAAGATCTTCGCCCGTGCCCAGCTCAAGGCGATCAAGGAGGACGGGAAGTCCAAGCCGCTCACCAACGATCAGATCAAGCAGCTCCTGGTGAAGCCCGAGGCCGGCGAGGACGAGCGCAGCCACGACGAGTACGCCCGCGACGAGCTGGCGGCCGTCATGAAGAAGATCGTCAAGCTGCGCGACGGTAACGACGAGCGGCCCGGCTACGACAACACCGACGTGGATCGGGCCTACGAGCTGCTGAACCGGGTCAAGCTCCAGCTCGACAAGAAGATCACCCCGGCCGGCGGCGACGAGGGCTGATCCCTCGCGGTTGGACTGCGGTGGAGTGGTATAGGGGACAGGCATCACCTGTCCCCTTTTTCATGGGAGCGCGCCGTGCGGCTGGATCAGATCACCTGGACCCGGCAGAACAAGACGGCGGAGCGGTCGCAGATGCTGTACGATGCCGAGGGCACGCTGCACCTGCTGATCCGCAACCCGGTCGATCTCAGCGCCATGTCGCCGCTTGAGGCCAAGTGCGCTGTCGCTGCCAAGCAGGACTGGACATATACCCTGCTCGCTGGCGGTGCCGACCCGGTGTGGTCCACCATGTTTCCCGAGGACAGGATGGGTGAGCTGTTCACCCGCAGGATGACGCCCCTCGAACTGAAGTGTTGGAAGATGGAGCAGGGGCGGTGAAGTACGCCGATGTTCGTTGGAAGCACCGGGAGTGGGATGATCCATACGAGAGCAGCGAAGAGTTCTCCGACGCTGCTGGCAACAGATACTGCTTGGAAATCCAGTACACCATAGAACGCCATATGGTTGCCATCGCGCAGACGTACAGCGCGGGCTCGAACTTCCCGGACTACCAGATACTGGCCGAGCTGCCGACTGATCTTGAACTTGCATGCTTCCTAGCCGACAAGGAGCACCTATGAACACCGCGACCTTCACCACGCCTCACACCAACGGCCATGCGAGCCTGGACGAGCTGCTGGACCTTGGCGCCGAACCGTTCATCGCGCCCCAGCCATCCGCTACGCCCGCCCCGGCCAAGCGCAAGGGCACCAAGGCCCCTGCCCCCACGGTCGTGCTGGCCCCGGTGGTGAGCGGCTCCGCTCCCGAGGCGGAGCCCGCTATCATCAGCCTCGCCGACGACACGCTGGCGCTGACCCGCCGGCTGGCCCGGTCGCTCGGCATGCCGGCCACCGACGCCGAGCCCTCCCCCAGCGCGTTCGTGCAGGCCATCGAGCGCGTCCATGCCAGCCTGACCCAGGCGCGGGCCGACCTGGGCGTGTGGGCCGACGAACTGGCCGAACGCGAGCGTGCCCTCCTGGCGCGAGAGAAGGCCGTGGAGCGGCGCGAGGATGAGGCCGCGGCATCCCTGGCTCTGGCGGGCCTGACGCCGCCCACGGGCCGCGCTGTGAAGCGCCAGGGCTGGCTGGCCCGGCTGCTCAAGCGGAGGGGGTGATGCGGCTCAGCGAAGTGGTGTGGCTGAGCTACCCAGCAACAAACGGTTCTTCGTCATATCGGGTTGATCCGGGGTCAGAACGCATCCCCGTCCAGATCGGCTTCCAGGGTTGATATCGGCGAGCCGGACCAGACCCACACGTCGCCGATCTCCATGTCCTCGTCGTCTGGCCCCATCAGTTCGAACGGGATCGAGCCGTCTGCCTTCCGGAGGGTTGCCGACCCGTGCTTGAGTAGCGCCTTGGCGCGCAGCACCTCGTAGGAGTAGCCCGCGCCGTTGCGGTCCATCTTGCGGATCAGGCCGTTCAGGCGCTCGACGTAGCCGCTCGTATAGCGGTGCTCGAAGTAGCGAAGGATGTGAGGCCGCCAGTTTCGCAGCGCGTCGATGCTGGTCTTGAACGGCTTCTCGAACTCGACAGGCACGCTACTGAGCCACCGATCCGCCGCCGCCTCGGCCTGCGCCCAGCTCTCCGAGGCGTAGATGTCGTAGTACCGCTCCTTGATGTCGTAGGCGGTCTGCATGGCCGGGTGAGCGGCGAAGACCGAGGCCAGAGCCTCCTGCGCCGCGACCGTCTCCCCACCTTTGCGGGCGAGGAACAGGGCGCGCTTCCGCTTCAGCTTCACCCGGTCCTTGTTGGACAGGCTCTGGTAGAGCGCTCGCCGAACCACCTCCATGCCGTAGTTCGCGGTGCGCTGGACGTGGTACTTGTCGATGACCGTGACGGCTCTCGGGAACATGGCCTTCGTCAGCGAGCGATAGCCGGTCCACATGTCTTGGCAGACCACCTCGACGCGGTGCCGGTCCAAGATCCCGTCGAAGTAGGCGCGCAGGTCCGTCACTCGGACCCCTCGGCAGCCCCTTTGCTCGGCTGACGCTTCTCCCGACGCTTTAGGATGAGGGTGATCCCCTCCCGGATAACATCGAGCCGAGCTTCACCCGCCACGCGCGCGGCATCAATCCGCTCCAGCGTATCCTTGTCGAGCGGGAGCGTCAGGCGCTCGGTCCATAGCTTCTTGCGGCCCACGGGCCAGCGCTTCACATACATATGAAACTCCGTCAACCGAACCGTTGCCGGTACCGGTTTCGTACCTACGATATTGACGACGTATCATATGTACGCTACCCCTTCAATCGTACATATGATTGGAGAGTGTAAATGCGCATCTGGTTCGACACCGAGTTCCTTGAGGACGGTCACACCATCAAGCTCATCAGCATCGGCATGGTGCGAGAGGACGGCGCGACCCTTTATGCTGAGACGCCGGAAGCCGAGCGACTCGCCGGTAGTAGCGACTGGTTACGCGCCAACGTGCTTCCGCATCTGCGCGGGGGTTCATCCCGTCGCCATAAGTGCAACATCCAGTCCGACATCGTCGGGTTTGCGGGATCTGCTCCGGAGTTCTGGGCCTATTACGCTTCCTACGACTGGGTGGCGCTTTGCCAACTATTCGGGACGATGATGGAGCTTCCCCATAGCTGGCCGATGTTCGTTCGCGACGTGCAGCAATGGCGTTCCGAACTCGGCAACCCCGACCTGCCAGCGCAGGAGAACGAGCACGACGCGCTCGCCGACGCGCAGTGGACGCGGCTTGCGTGGGAAGTTCTGCGGGAACTGCGGGAGGCGGCTTGATGGCTTGCGCACACACGATGAAAGCAACGGGCCGAGATGGCGTCACCTACTGCTGCGACTGCGGCAAGACCTTCAAGCCAAGGAGCCCCGCACCAACCCCAAACGACGAAGCGGGCTTGATGCCCGCTTCTCAGCCACCAACCCCGAATGACGAATGACCCAACAAACATCGCCTACTCGCAATACCTTCGTCGGTCGGACGGCATCTGGTGCCGGCTGGTTCAGACACAGACCGATAAGATGCAGGGTGGCTTCTATCGGTTCGAGTATCTGTACGAGTACCCGGCGAATTTCGGAACCGATGGCAAATGGTCGAGATCCGGCCCACTGAACGATCTTGAGGCGACATGCTACCTCGCTGCGTGTGAGCCACATGGACACTCGTTTCCTAACGAAGCAAAGCGTCCCACGCGCATGCCCAAGGACCACTTCCTGCCATGGACCGAAGCGGAACTTGCAGAAATGCTACCGATCACGGACAAGACTTGACGGTATTACGTAATACTTCTATCTAGTTGTTCCGAGGAACACATCATGCGCAGCAAAGACATCCCCTGGAAGCAATCCGGTCAGAGCCGGGCGGTCACGCTCTACGGCACGGGCGACCGGGTGTTCGAGTTGTACCAGGATCGGCTGGACAGCCAGCTGATCCAGGTGTGCGAGTTCCCCTGCGACGATGGGCAGGGCGGCGTCCGCACGCTGACCTACTGGATACGGGAGGAAGGGCTTCCCGTCTTTCTGGTGCGTGAATGTTGTTCCGCGGAACAGAATAACCGAGAGGCCGCCTGATGACCGCCAAGAAAGAGCACCCGCTGCGCCTGAAGAAGCTGAACAACCAGCACCGCTACAAGCTGGCCGTGCTGGCATCCGAGAAGTTCCGCAGCCCGGCGCTGCGCATCGCGGAGGCCGAGGCCAAGCAGAACCTGACCGGCATCCTCTACCGGGACGCTACGGAGGTGCCGGAGAAGGATCTGGCGGTGCTCGAAAAGTACGGGTTCGCGCGGACCATCGCCGGCTTCGATCTGCCTCCCAGCATCGGCTACCGCAAAGATGGCGACCGCGAGTTCAAGCTGCCGAACGGATCGAAGGTGGTCCGCAAGGGTGGCAACACGAAGCTCGTTGATCGGCCGCGTGACGACGAGATCGAGCTGCCGACGTTCTCATCCTGGGGCGACGCCGCCAAGCACACGCCGGATCGTACGGGCGGCGGGCAATGGCGCTCCAAGGCTGGCCGTATCGAGCTGCCAAAGCGCGTCAAGCTCCCCTGTGGTCGGGGCGACAATACCAATGACGATCTGTTCGAGGACATGCGCACGGACCACGACACGTGCGGTGAGATAACTTTCTATAACCTGCACGGCGGCTTCCTGTCCGAGGAAGCGGTGAGGGCCATCGTCGCGTACTTCCTCGCGGCGGAAGCCCGCATCCTCGAAGAACGAATGCTGATCTGCACGGCGGTGAAAGTCATCGCCGGCTGCACTGTCTACGCCCAGATCTTGGATTTCTGGCCCGAGGCTGCCGAGATCGAGGAAAGCCTGTTCGGGTCTGCACCGATACCGAACGCATTCTCGGTCGTCGCCCTGTCCGACGAAGACAAGGCCGCACTGTGCCGGAACATGGCCAGCCGCGGTGTCGAGAGCCCGATCTGCAACAGGAGCCTCTGATGGAACGGATGGAACTGCTGGATGAGCTGCGGCGCAGCTTCGTCCTGATCACCCTCACGCACCGGGACACAAACCGGCTCAAGTGCGAGGGCCTGTCGAAGGAGCAGAAGAAGTCGCTGGTCAACCTGCACGGTGAGATCGTCGGCGCGTTCCACGACAACTCCATCGCGTTCGGCAAGCGCCGGGCGGTGCCGATGTTCATGGTGCCGGATCTGGTCGAGACCGCCGGCAAGGGCCTCGCCGGTCTGAAGCAGCAGCTCAACGGCGTTACCCCCGACGCGGCCAGCGAGTTCGCCATCGGCATCCGCTACGAGCCGGTGCCCGCGGCCGAGCCGTTCGAGGTGCTGCCCGACCGCTTCCGGCACGGCTTCACCCGCCTGCTCGTGGACGGCGCGGTCCGCGACTATGAGCACGGCATGGAGGAACAGCTTCTGTTCCTGCACTCGGCCGCCGTGCGCAGCGTGGATCGCTGGGCTGCCTACCACGAGTACATCGCCAACCCGCTCAAGGGTGAGCGCATGCTGGTCCGCGAGAGCGTGAACCAGTCCGTCGCCCACAAGGCCCGCGTGCTCCGTGCGGCCAACGTCCAGGCCGACCGCAACATCGAGCGGTTCTGCGCCATGGCCGAGTACGCGCTGACCGACACCAAAGTCCTGCGCCAGGAAGCGGCCGTGCGCCTGGAGATGCTGGAACGGGCCCGCGCGCTGGTCGAGGCCCTGCGGGGATACCTGGGCATCGGCACGGGCGGTGACGACACCGAGGGCGACGACGAGTGAGCACCGTGCAGCGTGGACGGCCCCCCGAGCATGGCCTGCGTAACACCGCGACCTACCGCGCGTGGGCCTACATCCGCGCCGTCGTGAACAACCCCAACCGCCGGGGTTACGCGACGGTCGGCGGTGCCGGGCTCAAGCACGATCCGCGCTGGGAAGAGTTCGCGGAGTTCGTGACCGACATGGGCGAGTGCCCGGAAGGTCACAGCCTCCGCAGACACGACGCGAGCAAAGGTTTCGATGCCGGCAACTGCTTCTGGCATCTGCCCTCTCGCAAAGACTAGACCCGCCAGACCTGAGGATCACATGAAGCTCAATACCTTCGCCGACCGCGTTGTCGGATACTACCGCATGGGCAACTGCGTCGTGCTGCGGTCGAAGCCCGGCCGGGGCAAGACCACCGTGATCGAGGGGGCGCCCGCTATCATCGGCGCCGCGCTCGGCAAGCGGATGGGGTTCAGCTACCTATCCGCGCCGACCCTCACCCCGGCCGATCTCGTCGGCTACCTGATCCCGTCCAAGGACGCCAAGGGCAACGCGGCGTCGTTCTTCACCCGGCCGTTCTGGTGGTACACGGCCGAGGGCCTGCCGCTGGAGGACTACGACGGCGGCATCATCTTCGTGGACGAGGAAGACAAGGCCGACCCCGACATCAAGAAGATCATCGGCGAGATGGGGCTCACCGGCCGCTGCGGGCCGCACACCCTGCCCAACGGCTGGGTCGTGTGGATGGCCGGTAACTTCCGCTCCGACCGATCCGGCTCGACCCGCGACCTCGATCACCTGATCAACCGCCGCTGCGAGATCAAGATCGATGACGACATGGAGAGCTGGCTGGACTGGGGCCTGAAGGCCGGCATGCCGGCCCTGGCGCTCGCCTTCGCCAAGAGCAACTGGCACATCATCACGGGCGACGCTCCCGATGAGCAGGGGCCGTGGGCGACGCCGCGCTCGTTCGTGATGTGCATCAATCACCTGAAGCAGTTCGGCGACGGCACCGGCAAGCTCCCGCACGACAACGCCGCCCAGGAGGATGCACGGGGCTACATCGGCGCGGCTGCGAGCGGGCAGCTCATGAGCTTCATCCGCCTGGAGTACGAGCTGCCGTCCCTGGAAGACATCCTGGCCGACCCGGCGGGCACCCCGGTGCCGGCGCGGCCCGACGCGCAGATGCTAGTGGCGTACTCGCTGGGTGCCCGCGCGTCGGTGGGCAACATCAGCGCGATGGTCACGTACCTCGATCGGTTCCCGCAGGAGTTCTCGGTGCTGTTCGCCGACGCCGCCTGCAACCGCGACCGGGCCATCCTGAACACCCCGGCGATGGACGGCTGGTGCCAGCGCAACGGCACGCTGATGATCACGATCTCCAAGCTGCGCGCCAAGCGATAGTTGTTCCGGGAACAACTATGGTGACTACAACATACCCTGGCTCTGAAGAAAACCGGGCAATGAAGTATCGTTGCCCGGCTTGCTGTGCCGACCCAGGCATACGCTGCCGAACTGATACGACGAACAATGGCAAGCCTGCTCGTCGTAAGAAGCGAAACCGCATTCACCCGGCCCGACACGCTAAACAAATACTCGCTGAGGGTTCATGAACCAGAACGACATCACCAAGCTTGCCGAGGATACGTCCAGCACGTCTCAGTTCGTGCTGGAACTCTACACGATGAACGGCACCTTCACCGTAGATCAGCGACGTGCCGTCGCCGAGATCGTGCAGAGGGTCTGCACCGGCCTCACCACGCAGCTCAGGATGCTCCTGCCCGAGGGCTACGACATCAAGCTTCGGCACGTCAGCTCCCGCCGGGGCATCACGCACATCGATGTTGGGGATGGGTGATGCGGCTGGCGGATGTGAAGTGGTACAGAATAGATGAAGAACTTGAAGGAGCAGAGGTAAAAGACGGTAAAGGTGACAAGTTCACAGTCATATACTGCGCGTACTACAACACGTACCACATATTCAACGCAGGTCGCGGCGAGGGCGGGACTTGCATAATAAACACTGAAAAAGAACTAGAACTAGCCTGCTGGCTTGCCGATAAGGAACTGAGCTATGCGCCTGAATACAATCCCCGCCCGTCAGCTCACCCCCAAGCAACGTGAAGCCTGGGCCGAGACGCGCACCGCCCTGCTCTATCAGGCGCCGATGTTCTCGCATCTGCTGTACTCCATGATGACCGGCGAGGACGGCGAGCAAGCCGTGTGGACCCGTGACGTGGAGACCGCGGCCACCGACGACGCCCGCATCATCGTGAACCCGGAGGGCTTCCTGATCCGTCCCCTGGGCGACCGGGTGTTCATCGCAGCTCACGAGATCAGCCACGCGATGTTCCGGCACGCCGGGCTCAAGATGGAGCTGACCCGTGCCGGCAAGGTCCGCTACGCAGACGGCAAAGAGCTGCCGTTCAATGCGAACCTGTTCGAGTTCGCCATGGACATCTTCATCAACAAGATGCTGGTCGAGAGCGACATCGGCACGCTCCCGCCGGACGGCGCCGAAGCTCTCCAGGGCACCGAAAAGTACACCACCAAGATGTCCACGCTCGACATCTACCGGGGCCTCTACGAGGACCAGGAGAAGAAGCAGAAGGACAAGAAGGAGCAGCCCGAGCCGCCGCCTCCCCCGCCGCAGGGCTTCGACGTGCATCTGCCGCCCGGCTCCGGCACGCAGGAACAGCCCCAGCAGGCCATGGACGGCCGCGACGAGCAACGGTGGCAGGCCGAGATCCAGGCCGCCCTGGAGGCCGCCGAGGCGCAGGGAAAGCTATCGCAGAACCTGAAGACCGCGCTGGGCGTGCTCCAAACCGCGCAGACCAACTACCGCGAGCTGATCCGCTCGATGCTCGACCGCGCCGTGGGCACGGGCGGCTACGACTGGCGCCTGCCGGATCGGCGGATGATCACTCGCGACGACCCGGTGTTCGCCCCTGGCCGGCGCGGCTTCAAGTGCCGTCTGCTCGTGCTGATCGGCGACAGCTCCGGGTCGGTCAACGACGCGACCGTGACGGCATTCATGAACCAAGTCTCCGGTGTCCTGGAGGAAATGGAGCCCGAGCGCATCCTGTTCACATGGTGCGATACGCGGACCCACGGCTGGCAGGAGATCACCTGCTATGCCGACATCGAGCGCGTCCACAAGGACGGCGCCAAGGGCCGGGGCGGCACCGACTTCCGCCCGGTGTTCACCGAGCTGGATGCGATGGGCGAGGAGCCCGAGGCGCTGATCTACCTAACGGATGGTTACGGGCGGTTCCCCGAGGTGCCGCCGGCCTACCAAGTCATCTGGGGCAGCACCACGCAAGGCAAGGTCAAGTATCCGTTCGGTGAAGTCGTCCACGTACCTGTGCAGGCCGAGTGATGCGGCTCGCGGATGTGGAATGGCGAACCGATAAAATCGGCTTCTTGTATTGCAATGTCTGCGCTGCTGACGGCACAGTATATGAGATATGGAACGACGCTCAAAAGCACGTCGGCATGCCGCCAAAATATACCTCAATGACGCGTGGCGATGACCTCACCAATATCGGCACGACTGATCTGGAACTAGCCTGCTGGCTTGCCGACAAGGAACCATGCGAACCTTCCTCGTCCTCTGCATCTTCATCCACTACGTGAGTGCTGCGCTATGAAGCCCGTCACCGACGCGATGCTCCACCCGCTGACCCTGGCGTTCGATCAGGGGCTCAAGGACGGCGTGATCCAGATCGACTACGCCCTGGAGTTCTGCAACCGGGTGTTCGATGCGTATCTGGAGGCGGTGGTGCGACGGCATGATGAGCCCGCCGCTATCATGCACGACTTCGCGCTGCGCGGTATTGTTCCGCGGAACAAAAAAGAAGCCCGACACACCGATTAAAGTGTGCCGGGCTCCCTCACCGAGGATCACCTTGACTGGCCCCCGCCAGGGCCAACCGAATAGTTAATGTAACAGGGGCGGACAGTCAAGTGACGTTCACCAACTACATCGTGCTCGACTTCGAGAGCTTTTACTCGACTAAGCTCGGGTACACGCTGAAGAAGATGACGCCCGTCGAATACTTGCTTGACGAGCGGTTCGAGCTGATCGGATGTGCGGTGATCGACAAGGGTCGCGGCTCCAACTTCCACGATCCGTACTGGCTCGATGGTGCCGACTTCCAGGCGTACATCGACCGCCTCAACCAGCGTCGCGCGCAGGGCGAGAAGATCGTCATGCTCTCGCACAACGCCCTGTTCGACATGTCGCTGCTGGCGTGGCGGTTCGGCTTCGTGCCGGACATCATGGTGGACACGATGGGCATGTCCCAGGCGCTGCTGGCCCCCAAGGTCGGCTTCGTGTCGCTCGCCAAGATCTCCGAACACCTTGGCATCGGCCAGAAGGGCGACACGGTGGTGCGCGTGGACGGCATGACGCTGGCCGACATCAAGTCCGCCGGCCTCTACCAGCGATACGCTCAGTATTCGTTGAACGACGCGGTGCTGTGCGACCAGATCTATCAGCGTCTGGCGCCGAAGTTCCCGCGGCAGGAATACCTCGTGAAGGACACCGTGCTGCGGTGTGCCGTCAAACCGCACTTCGTCTTGAACGAAAACATCCTGCACGAACACCTCGCCCAGGTGCGTGCCGACAAGGCGCAGCTCCTGGCGACCGCCGGGGTCGAGGTGGACGAGTGGGGCAAGGCCCCCGCCCTGATGTCCAACGACAAGTTCGCGGATCTGCTGCGCGAACTGGGGGTCGAGCCCCCGATGAAGATCAGTCTCACCACCGGCAAGCCGACCTACGCATTCGCCAAAGCGGACCAAGGGTTCGCCGAGCTACTGGAGCACGAGGACCCGATGGTGCAGACGCTGGCCGCAGCCCGCGTCGGCGTGAAGTCCACTATCGAAGAGAGCCGCACCGAGCGGTTCATCTCTATCTCGCGGCTGGATTGGAATAGGGCGGCACCAGCGGGATCACTGCCGGTTGCCCTGAAGTACAGCGGGGCCCACACGCACCGTTTGTCCGGTGACTGGAAGCTGAACCTTCAGAACCTCACCCGCGGTGGGAAGCTGCGCGACAGTCTGGAGGTGCAGTCCGGCTACGTCGTCGTAACCTGCGACGCATCCCAGATCGAGGCGCGCATCGCGGCGTGGCTGGCCGCTATCATCCTCGGTGAGCCCTCCACGCTGGTCGAGGCGTTCGAGCGCGGCGACGACGTGTACTCGCTGTTCGCCAGCGTCCACATCTACCACCGCACCATCACCAAGGCCGACAAGAAGGAACGCTTCGTCGGCAAGCAGGCGATCCTGGGCCTGGGCTTCGGCATGGGCTACATCCGCTACATGGTCCAGGTCCGCAAGGACAGCCGCCTCCAGCTCAACATCGAGATCATCCTGACCGAGGACGAGAGCCGGCAGATCGTCAACGGCTACCGCTTCGGCATGGCCCCCGCCGTGCCCAAGGCGTGGCGCACCCTCCAGCAGGCCATCCCGCTGCTCCAGGGCGGCAACAGTGGCTACCAGTTCGGCCCCATGACCTTCGGCGACCGGGAGATCATCGGGCCCACGGGGCTGCCGCTGTTCTACCCCGAGCTGGAACAGGTGCCGGGCGACAAGGGCCTGGAATGGAAGTTCCGATCCGGCCGGATGCACAAGCGGCTGTTCGGCGGAAAGCTCTACGAGAACATCGTCCAGCATCTGGCGCGATGCTGCAACACCGACGCCATGCTGAAGATGCGCATGCGCACGGGCGTGGATCTCGCGCTCCAGGCGCACGATGAGCTGGTCTACGTGGTGCCGGGTGGCGTCAACAGCGCTGGGGAGCTGACAGGCTACGCCAAGGACTTCCGGGACATCCTGCTGGCCACTATGCACGAGCGGCCGTCATGGGGCCCCACACTGCCCCTGGCGGCCGAGGCCGGCTACGGGTTCAGCTACGGAGATGCGAAGTGATCTACATGGAAATAGCCGTCATCATCCTGTTCTTCTGCCTGTACGCAGACCAAAATAGTAAGATCATAAAAATTTTAGAGCAGATCAGGGACAAAGAGGATGCCGAATGATCACCAATCCGCTTACCGCCGGAGCCATCTGTATCGCTTGCCTGATCATCAGCAACTGGGTCAACCACAACGAGATCCGGTTGCTTCGCAAGGAACTGAAGCAGATCCGCCAAAGACTTGACGTTCGGGACTAATTCTATTACGTAATACTCGGGCGTTGTCTCTGGGCACCGCCCTATGAGCTGTGAGCGATTGATGGCCTTCACCGCGACCACCACACGACACCGCCCCCGCTACGTCGCCTGGAGCTACAGCAAGCTCAAGAACTGGCGCGACTGTGCCCGCCGGCACGCCGAAGTTGATCTGTCCAAGAAGTGGGGCCAGGACGGCGACAACGAACACATCGACTTCGGCAACGCCGTCCACGAAGCTATGGAACACCGATTGTTCCGCGGAACACCCATCCCGGCGCATCTCCAGTCCACCCTCCAAATGAACCTGGAAGGCGCTGCCGGCAAAGTCCTCCAGGGCGATGCCACCGCCGAGGCGTGGATGAAGCGAACTGGCGGGCTTCTCCTGCCGGAGCAGCAGCTCGCCATGACCGATGATTTCCAGCCGGCCGAGTGGATGGACCGGACCAAGATGGTCTGGCTGCGCGCCAAGATCGACGTGGCGAAGATCCTGGGCCCGGTGGCTCTGCTCTATGACTGGAAGACCGGCAAGGTCAGCGACCGCGAGAGCGACCAGCTCGTGATCTCTGCGGCAATGATCTTCTGCCACTACCCCCAGGTGCAGAAGATCCGCACCTGTTACGTGTGGCTCAAGCCGGACGCCACCACGACGCTGGACGTTACCCGCGAGCAGATGCCGGAGTTCTGGACCAAGATCCTGCCGGAAGTCGCCCGCTACACCAAGGACGTACAGACGAGCAACTTCCCTCCGCGGCCCTCGGGCCTTTGCGGATGGTGCCCCGTGAAGTCCTGCGAACACAACCCGAAGGACTAGGGCATGGCCGGGCTTTTGGTAGACAACTTCGCGGATCGCAGCTTCTGCTCGGCCATGTGCGATGTGCTCCAGCAGCACATCGACAAGAACGTCGTCATCGTGAAGGTGGAGATGATCCAACAACACGACACTGGCATGCGCCGGATCGTGTTCTGGTACTCCAAGATCTCCGAGGGCATCACGGCGCGTCAGGCCGGCAAGCCCGACAGCTCCATACCGAGATACCCCGTCGAGGTCAGCGTGCCGGTGTGGAACACCCACATCAGCGCGGATCTGATCCTGGCCAAGTTCGCACTGGTGAGGTGATCATGACGCCCGAAGGCAAGGTCAAGAAGAAGGTGAAGGACCTTATCGCCAAGTACCCGCACGTCTACAGCGAGTGGCCGGTGCCGGGCGGGTACGGCAAATCCGGCCTCGATTGCTGGGGCATCATCGACGGCAAGGGATTCGCCATCGAGACCAAGCGGGCGGGCAAGGAGCCGACCGACCGGCAGACCAAGTGCATGAACGAGATTCTGGCCGCGGGCGGTGCCGTGTTTGTGGTAGCCGGCGACGATCAGTACGGGTTCAACCAGCTCAAGATGTTCCTCGACGCCAACTCGGTGGGTTGCACCTCGATTAGAAGTGTTCCGGGGAACAACGAATGATCCACATCGATCCGCGACTGCTTCACGATCCGTTCGACCCGAACACCCTCCATGTGGAGGCACCGGACGATGCGTGTTTCATCAGTCTGTCGGATCGATGGGACATCCACGCCATCGTGGACCGGCAAGACTACGAGTGGGCCAGCAAGCTCAAGTGGTGCCACACCTACGGTTCCGGCAGCATGGTTGCTGTCGCGTGGCAAGAGCATGGCGCGATCTATGTCATGGCAAACCGCGACCACATCTACGCTCGCAACTGCGCGGGTGGCACCACGACTTGGCTGCACCGGGAAATCCTGCTGCGGGCCAAGGGCCGACCGCCACGATCCGGCATGATCGGCGACCACAAGAATGGCAAGACGCTGGACTGCCGCCGAAGCAACCTGCGCTGGGCCACCAAGTCCCAGAACGCCAAGAACGTCCCGAATAGCCGGGTACGCAAGCGGTTCCTCACACAGGCAGGTGCGGTATGATCAACAAGTACACCGTCGCGCTGATATGTATATTGCTCGCTGGCTACCTCGCGGGTGGTGATCACTCCGGCTGGGGCTGGTTCCTGTTTATCGCTGCGCTGTGTCTCTGAGATAGGCTGATGATCCACGTAGCTGAGAAGCACCGGGTGCTGGCGGTGCCGGCGATCCCCGCGGTCCTGGCCCAGTTCCCCGGCGCCAGGGTCGTGGACTTCCACGGCAAGTCCGCGCTGATCCCGCACACCTTCAAGGACACGCGGCTCCTGCGGGCCATGGGGTTCGAGGTGCCGGCCCCGGTCCTGCATCACTACGACTGGCCGCCCCCGCCTGGGCAGCCGCCGTTCGAGGCGCAGCGCAAGACCGTGGCGATGCTGACCACGAACCAGCGCGGCTACGTGCTCAACGACAAGGGCACCGGCAAGACCCGCTGCGGGCTCTGGGCGTTCGACTACCTGAAGAAGGCCGGGCTCGCCAGGAAGCTTCTGGTGGTGGCCCCGCTCTCGACCCTGCACTTCACCTGGGGGCGCAGCGTGTTCGAGATGGTCCCGCACCTCTCGCACGTCGTCGTCCACGGCGACAAGAAGAAGCGCCAGAAGCTGCTGGCCCAGGACCACGACATCTACATCATCAACCACCATGGCCTCACGGTCGTGCTGGACGAGCTGATCGCCCGCACGGACATCGACTGCGTGCTGATCGATGAGCTGACGGCGTTCCGCACGTTCAACACCACCCTCAACAAGGCCGCCCGCAAGCTCGTGGCCGGCAAGCCGTTCGCCTGGGGCATGACCGGCAGCCCGACCCCGGAGAGCCCTGTGGATGCCTACGGGCAGTGCATGGTGCTCACCCCCGACACGGTGCCGCGCCGCTTCTCGCACTTCCGCGACATGACCATGACCAAGATTACCCAGTTCAAGTACGTCGCCCGGCCCGATGCCAAGGACACGGTGCTGCGGGCGATGCAGCCGGCGGTGCGGTTCACGCTGGAGGATGTCACCGAGCTGCCGGATGTGGTGGTGCAGCCGGTCAAGATCGGCATGGGCAAGAAGCAGACGGAGACCTACGAGGCGCTGCGCAAGGAAGCCTGTGCCATGGTCGGCACCGGGGAGATCACAGCAGCCAATGCCGGCGCCGCGCTCAACAAGATGCTTCAGGTCTCCATCGGCTACGTCTACGCCAAGGAAGAAGGCGCGACCGATCGGCACGTCATCACCCTCGACAACGAGGAACGCCTGGAGCGCCTGATCCAGGACATCGGCGAGAGCAGCCGCAAGGTCATCGTGTTCGCACCGTTCACCCACGCCCTGCGCGGGATCAGCGAGCACCTGACTAAGAACAAGATCGAGCACGCCAGCGTTGACGGCTCCACGCCGAGCGCCGAGCGGGACAAGGTGTTCGGCCTGTTCCAGAACACCGACAAGTTCAAGGCCATCGTGGCGCACCCCAAGTGCATGTCCCACGGTGTGACCTTGACGGCGGCCGACACCATCATCTGGTTTGGCCCTATCGACAGCCACGAGACCTTCGACCAAGCGAACGCCCGTATTCGTCGGGTGTCGCAAAGGTTCAAGCAGCTCGTTCTTCTGTACCAAGGCAGTAAAGCGGAGGAGACCAGCTACAAGAGGTTGAACAACAAACAGACTATGCAGGACGGAGTGCTTGCATTGTTCGCCCAAAATCAGGTATAGAGACCTCCATCGCCAGGATCACCATGAACATCATCACGCCCCCTCCCCCGCCTGCACTGGTCGTGCCGAAGGTCGGCACCGACATCTCGGCCTATATCGAGCGGTACATCAAGATCCGCGACAAGAAGGACGAGATCAAGAAGCGCCATCAGGAGGAGCTGAAGCCCTTCAACGATGCGCTCTACGTGATCGAGCAGGGTTTCCTCGATCACCTCAACGGCTCCAACAGCGACAATGCTGTGGCCAAGGGTGTCGGCACCGCCTATCGGCAGTCCAAGCCATCCGCCAAGATCGAGGATGCCCCGCTGTTTCGTCGCCATGTCATCGGCGCCGAGGCGTGGCACCTCGTGGACTGGCGTGCCAACGCCAATGCCATTCAGGAAGCCATGATCGAGGCGAGTGAGCCGGTGCCCGGCATCCGGTTTGCCGTCGAGACCTACGTCAATATCCGCCGGGCTTAATTGCCCGGCGCCAATTGTTCCGCGGAACACCAAAGAGGTAGCATCATGTCCAACGGTATGGTCGTAGCCGGCGCGAACCCGGCAGCTCTTTTTCCCGGCCACACGCTGTCGCAGCGTGCGCTCCAGGCCATGCAGGCACGCGGGCCGCAGCCGAGCGAGCTGGCTGGTGGCATCACCGGTGGCTTCGGTGTCATCAGCTACAAGGGCAAGGTCTGGCGGATCAAGCACGGTGGCGAGGAAGTCGCCCTGAAGACCCGCGATCCGCAGACGGGTGTGGAGACCGCCCAGTCCTACATCGAGGTGGTCATCATCAAGTCCACCACGCACCTGACCAAGACGTGGTACGAGCACCAGTACACCGAAGGCTCGAATGCCGCCCCCGACTGCGCGTCGAGCGACGGCGTGAAGCCGGATCTCGCCAGCCCGAAGCGCCAGAACGACCTGTGCGCGACCTGCAAATGGAACCAGTACGGCTCGCGGGTCTCGTCCACCGGCACCGGCCGTGGCAAGGCGTGCCAGGACACCAAGCGGCTGGCGGTCGTGCCGTACCCGGATCTGGAGAACGAGGGCAACGGTGGCCCGATGCTCCTGCGCATCCCGCCGGCCTCGCTCGCCAACCTCGCGAAGTTCGCCGGGCTGATGGAGCGGAACGGATATCCGTTCTACGGCGTGTCGGTCTACCTCTATTTCGAGGGCGACGAGGCGTACCCGCAGATCGCCTTCAAGCCGGCACGCCCGCTGAACGATGCCGAGTTCGCAGTGATCGAGGCGTACCGCAACGACGACCGTGTGGCCCGCGTGCTCAACTCGGCCGACACCACGTTCGACGCCCCGGCTGCCCCGCCGCCCGTGGAACCGCTGTTCGGTGCGCCCCCGCCTGCCCCGCAGTTGCAAGCCCCCCAGGCTGCTGCGCCCACTGTGACCCAGGTCCCGCAGGCTGCCCCGCCTGCCCCGGTGCCCCAGACTGCTCCTGCTCCGGTGCCGGCTCCCGCCCCGGTTCCGCAGGCGGCTCCCCCGGCGCCGGTCCCGCAGGCGGCTCCCCCGGCTCCGGTGCCCCCCGCCCCGGTCCCGATGCAGCCCATGGTGGAACAGCAGTTCGCGCAGCACCCCCAGCCGGCCGCTCCGCAGGCCCACCAGCCGGCTCCCCCGCCCGCGGCGGCGCCTGCCCCCGCCGCACCGCCCATGGCCGCCCAGGAGGCTCCTGGCGCATCCCAGGCCGCACCGGCTCCCGAGCAGTCCATTGACGACTACCTCGACGCCCTTGGCGGCATGTGAGTGACACGACGCCGGGGCATTCCGCCCCGGCGTTTCGGTTTGTGTTGAGGACTGCCCTGATGGCCCTGGAAGCAGCGAGGACGTATCTGGAGCGCGTCGTGCCCTGGATCGAGGGCTCGCACGTCAACCTGCACTGGACCGTCCCGAACCGGAAGTTCGACCAGAACAAGCCCGAGGGTAAGGGCAACAAGAAGTTCTACCTCAACGGCATGGCGTTCACCTTGCCATCCGCTGCGATCGATCAGCTCACGTACCTGACCGGCGGCCGGGCCTCGGCCCAGGACATCTACGCCTGCATGTCGTCGCAGCAGCTCGCCGAGACCAAGGTGGTCGGCGGACGCAGCTACCTTGAGGCCAAGCGCGGCACCGAGAACGTCGCCGGCATCAAGGCCCTCTACATCGATCTTGACGTGAAGGCGGACAGCTACGCGACGCCGGGTGCGGCCTTCGGTGAGCTGCGCCGGTTCATCGTGGAAGTCGGCCTGCCGCGCCCCACCCTGGCGGTGTCCAGCGGAACCGGCGGCGCGCACATCTACTGGGTGCTCGACAAGGTGCTGACGCGCGCCGAATGGCAGCCGCTCGCCAACGCGCTCGCCGAGGCCACCCGCCGCCATGGGCTCAAGGTGGACAGCAACTGCACCGTGGACAGCGCGCGGCTGCTGCGGGTGCCGGAGACATGGAACTACAAGGGCACACCTCCCCTGCCCGTGACCATGGGCAAGGCGATCCAGCCCAACGATGTGCCGCTGGACGACATCCGGCGTATCCTCCTGCCGTACATGGGCGCCACGGTCGTGCGGCTGCCGACCGCCATGGCTCCGTCCGGCAAGCTTGCCCTGCCCCAGTCCGAGCTGTCGGCCGGCATCCAGGCGCCACAGGCGCCGCCCATCGACATCGACAGCATCAAACCGCTGTGCGGCTTCGTGGCCACCGCCCTCGATACGGGCGGGCAGAGCTACGCGCAGCCGCTGTGGAACCTAACGACGCTGCTCGCGACGTTCACGCAATCCGCTCGGGGTGACGGCCGATGGGCCGCACACGAGATGGCGAAGGGGCACCCCGGCTATGATCTTGCAACCACCGATGCCCTGTATGACCGCAAGGTCGCCGAGCGGGATGTCCGCAACATCGGCTGGCCAAGTTGTTCCGCGGTACAGAATGCTGGCTGCACTTCGTGCGCGACGTGCCCCCTCACGCACCTCAACAAGTCGCCGCTATCATTCGGCCAACCTGTCAGCGTCGTGGCGTCGGGTGCGGCGGCGTCTGCGGTTGGTCCTGGGCCGGGGACGGTCAGTGCCGCTCCTGCTGCTCCTCACCCCCTACCTAGTCCTTACGTTCATCGCCCTTCGGGTGTGATCGCCAGGGCGACCGTTCAAGAGGACAACACCGTCAAGCTGTTCGACGTGTGCCCCTATCCTCTGCACAGCGCCTGGGTGCAGCAATCGCCGTGGGTTCTGCACTTCAAGGCCCGCCTCGGCATGCAGGGTTTCGAGGCGAACATCTCCATCCAACTCACCCACCTCAACTCGCGGGAGTACGCAAAGCACCTGGCTGCACAGGGGCTCGTGGTGGCCCGGCAGTACGGCCCGCTGCTTCAGGAGTTCCTTATGGCCTGGGTCCATCAGCTCCAGCAGACCCGCGATGCCGTGGTCTCCTCGTCGCCGTTCGGCTGGTCCGTCGTGAACGACGTAATCGACGGGTTCGTGTATGACGGCCGGGTGTGGACCGGCGGTGCCGACAAGCCCGCCGCCAGCCCGAACCAAGTCATCGCCGACCAGTACAGTCCGCGTGGCTCCGTGGAGCCCTGGAAGGCCGCCGCCAAGGTCATCACCGATCAGCGCCGGCCGGCGCTCGATGCCATCCTGGCGGGCTCGTTCGGTGCGCCGCTGATGCGGTTTACCGGCCAGTCCGGTTCGGTGATGTCGGCCTACTCGATCAGCTCCGGCATCGGGAAGTCCACCACGGCCGACGTGGCGCAATCCGTGTGGGGCCACCCGAAGAAGGCGATGAACTCGCTCTCCGACACACAGAACTCGGTGATCAACAAGGCCGGCACGCTCCGGTCCTTGCCGCTGATCTGGGACGAGCTGAAGGGTGAGGACCAGAAGGAAGCCTTCATGCGGCTGGCCTTCCAGATCTCGGGCGGCAAGGAGAAGTCCCGGCTCAACGCCGACAGCACGCAGCGCGATCCCGGCACATGGCAGACCATGGTCATCGTGCTGGCCAACGACAGTCTGCTGGGCTCGATGCAGAAGCGCCTGCGGTCCACGGACGCCGGCATCCTGCGGGTGTTCGAGTACGAGGTGCCGGACCCGCCCGCGGGCGCGCTCCAGAACCACGGCGTGGTCTCCCGCCTGATCGCGCGGACCCACGAGAACTACGGCCATGCCGGGCTGATCTATGCCAAGTTCCTCGGCGCCAGCCATGTCCGGTGTGCCGCCGAGATGGCCAAGGTCCAGGACGCGCTGACCGTCAAGCTGAAGGCGCGCAACGACGAGCGGTTCTGGATCGCCAACATGGCGTGCTGCATCCAGGGCGCCCGGTATGCCAACGAGCTGGGGCTGACCCAGATCGACGTGCAGGGGCTGACCAAGTTCCTGATCGCCACGCTGCTCACGCTGCGCAGCCAGCGTGAGGCGGCCACCGTGAACATCATGCGGCCGGAGGTGCTGGAGGGCATCCTGGCCCAGTTCTTGGGCGAGATGGCGGCAAAGCATACCCTGACGACGGACAGCATCCCGATGGGGCCGGGTCGCCCCAAGAGCTGCACGGCGCTAGGCGACCACACCCGCCTGGATGCGGTCTATGTCCGGCACGCAAAGGACGACAAGATCTACGTGATTTCGCAGCCGGTGTTCCACGACTGGCTGACGCGCCGGGAGCTGCCGGCGTTCACGCTGATGAAGGCCCTCAAGGACGCCTACCCGGCGGCTGTGAGGACCGGGGTGCTGCGCGATATGACGAGCGGCACCGCATGGTTCGCGGGCGGCATGCGGACCCAGACGGTGGAGTTCCACTACTCTGGGACAACCTTCCGCAAGGCGCTCGGGGAGGTGGAGGACAGTGCGAAGCTTGCGACTGCCCTGCCATAGTTGTTCCGCGGAACAGGAGAGACACATGCTGACACTGCAACAACTGCAAGCGGCGAACGAGGAGCGGCAGGCTGAGTGGTGCCCCGATCAGGTGCCGGATCTGTCCTTCCGTGGCAACGAGCTGGCCGGTGAGACCGGCGAGGCTTGCAACGTCATCAAGAAGCTGGAGCGCGAACGCCACGGCTGGCGTGGTTCGCGAGCCACAACGGGCCAGCTCGCGGAGGAGCTGGGCGATGTTGTGATTTGCGCCGTCCTGTGCGCGATCACCGCCGGCATAGACCTTGAGGCGGCGGTGATCGCAAAGTTCAATGCGACATCGACAAAGCAAGGTCTGAAAACGATGCTCCCGGAGCCTGATGCGCTAAGCCTGTCTCCTGAGTTTCAGAAACTGTTCAAGGCCATCGACAACGGTGGGATATGAGGGACAAGTCTTGGTGGCCCAGGGCCATCGAGCTGAAGAAGGCCGGGCTCGGTGACAAGGCCATAGCGTACAAGCTGAAGAAGTCTGAAAGCGGCGTAAGATACGCAACCAACGAAGCACAACGCCTTCAGAACAAAGCCAACAGCAAGAAGCGTTATGCCGGCATCAAAGCGGCTCGGCCGTCAACACCGTTGAAGGGCCGTAAAGAGCCTGGGTGGTGGAAGATGGCTCGCTACATGAAGAATGAGGAAGGGTTCAACAAGCGAGAAATCGCGTGGGAACTCGGCAAATCCTACAGCGCCGTTCGGCATGCCCTGAGCCCGAAGGCTCGCGAAGGTGCCAAGCGCCACATGGCTAAGTGGCGTGGTCGCGACCCACACTGTGGCGCCCCGGCAACCACAAGTCCGTAGCGACCCTATATGACACGGATCATCAGGAGGTGCCGATGATCCGTGTCGTCGCGTTGTTCGGGGTCTGTATCGCCCTCGCCGGGTGCAACGAGGACATCAAGGCTCAGAAAGCCTACGTGGCTTCGTCGGCAGCCTACAAGGACTGCCTCGCCGCCAATGGCCCGCAGGCGTGTGAGACGCAGCGGTTGGCGATGGAGAGCGACAGGCAGCTATTCAACAGCCTGTCGCGGTCGATCAAACCGTACTGATGCCCGTGAAGCTCGACATCGAGACCGTGATCTGGATTGTCGGTATCGTGCTGATCCTCACGGGTGTCCTCTACCAGCACTAGCGGGTGTCGCCTCTGTTCGACTTGATCGTGCGGATGCGGAGGTTCTTACCGTTGCCGCCACCCGAGCGGATCGGCACCTTATGGTCCACATCCTTGCCGGCGAGCTTCGTCTTGCCGTGCTTCGCCACCATCTCCTTGCGGGCCGCGTTGCGCTGAGCCCGCTTTTTGATCTGGGCCGGCGTGCCCTGATATTCGGCGTAGTGCTTCTTGAGCTGTGCGGGCGTGCGGTTGGTCATGTCATGCTCCTGAGAGGATAGAGTGTTCCGCGGAACACTCTATCCGGGATGATTACTTGTCTCCAGGCAGCTCGACCCTGGTCGGTTTGAACACGGCACGGTTGATCGCCATGAAGGCGTTCTCGATGCCGGTGCGACCGATAGCGAGCCAGCGCCCGTCGATCTTGCTGTCCGCCGCCAGCTTATCGAGCTGCCGAAGTACCTGTTCCTCTAGGGCCTTGTTCTGGTTGACCAGCGTCACCCGGTCCTCAGTCTGGGACACATAGCCGGAAACCGGCAGCCCATCATGTTTCTTGTCCGTCATCAGCGTAATCCTTGTCTGGCGTCGTTATCTCGCATCCGGTCCAACCCCGGAATGCTGAGCTGCATCCGCTTATCCGCGGTGCGGTTGTACTGGATGATCTGCACCTTGATCTTGGCCCGTGACCCAGCCGACCCGGCGTTGAGATACTTGTTGCGCAGCTCGTCGCGCTTGTCCTTGATCTTGGCGCGCTCCGCGATGATGTCGCCCTTGGCCTGCTGCTGATCGGCGATCCGCGTAGGCTTGAAGCCCAGCGCCTGGATGCCGGCCTCGCCTGCCGACATTTTCTCGTCCAGGTAGCCGTTGAGCGCCTTGGCGGTATCGCCGAGCACCTTGACCGGCAGGATCTTTTGGGCGGCCTTCAGGTAATCGGCGTCCTGTGCAGCCAGCACACCTTCACGCCAATCGCGCACAGTGCCCCCGGAAGCGCCGAAATACTGCTCGGCAACCCACTGGGAGATTTCGCTGGTCTTGTACTTACGCGGCTCACCGAAGGTCCAAAGGTCGGCAGCCGACAGGCGGCCCGACAGGTCCACGCCGAGCGCCCGGCCAACCGCGCCGTCCGTCACGAGGTCGGACCAAGATTTGCCGATGCTCTCCTCCAGGGCGCGGCGGATGCGACGCTCCTGATCGCCCCAGCCGGCACCGCCCAGGCCGAGAGCCGCCGAGAGCACGAAGCCGACCTTGATCAGCTCCAGCCCCGGAATGCCGAACGAGCCCGCCATCAGCGCATGCACGGCGACGAGGTTGCCGAACTGCTTCATCGCCACGCGGCGATCCGCTTTGCTCTCGCCTTTGAACGCCTGATAGATCATCCCGGCGTAGAGATCGGTCATCGCCTGACCGTATTTCTTGAACTGGAGGAACGGACGCAGCACCGGGTTCGAGAACGACGGCGGGGCGTTGAAGGCCGAGTAGTCGAACTGGGTCTTCTGCACCGTGTCGAACGCGTAGTCCGTGGCCTGCTCCGCCGTCTTCCCCCTACGCCGAGCCAGCCGGTATGCCGCGACGGCCGTCCCAGCCCGGTTGACGGCCTCCACAGCGGCAGGAGCCTGCCGGAACACCCGGTCGGCCTTCGCCAGGGCCGTGCCCGCTACGCCCCTGCCCCCGGCGATTGCAGAGGCAAGCTCGAATGCAGCGCTATCACCGAGGGCACCGCGCTCCTGCACGTCCTTCAGCATCCGGCTCAGCTCGGCGCCGTCCTTGGCACCGGAGAGCCGTCTGCGCACCGAGCCCACCACGTCGGTGGTGTCGAGGGCGGTATCGCCCCAGCGCCGAGCCGCGGTGTAGGTGTTGGCCACTCCCTCGCCGTAGGTCCGCCACGCGCCAATGTCGCGCATCGCCCTGGTCAGCTCGGCTGCCGCCGTGACGTTGCCGTGATCGCCGCCAAGAACCGGGAGCGTCGTCATCAGTGGCTGCGCCGCGTTGATGATCGAGTGAGCCGGCGAGGCCAGCTTGCCCAACATCGTCACCGCGAACAGGTCGCGCACGAACGCGGAAGGCTGGTTCAGGCCCACGTCGTTGGCGTTCACCCGGTTCTCGATCTCGTCGTAGACCATCTTGCGGATCTGCGACTTGTCGTGTGCGAACACCTTGGCCTGCTCTTCCATGGCCTGGAGGTCGCTGCGGATGCCCGGCATGTAGTTGAGCTTGCCGAGGAAGTTGCTCTCCGCGGTGGCGTAGCCCAGCATGTTGCGCGAGAAGTTCTCGCCGGCACCCTGTACGAGCTTGCGCGGCAGGGAGCGGTGCTGGATGCGGTTCCCGGACATCATGCGGGTGGCCGCCTGCCCGACGACCGTCTTCAGGATCTGCCGCTGGCCGGGGGTAAGATCGTCCCGCGCCTCGACGCTGCGCACCAGAGTGGCGAGCTGGGAGTAGGACAGGTCGCCCCGCTGCTCCATGCCCTCGCGGTGCTGCCAATCCTCCACGGCGTGGAACGTGCCGTCCCGGCGGGCCTCACGGATGAACCGCTCGGCCTGAGTGCGGCTGTCGAACATGTGCAGGCCCTTGGTCTGCACGCTCACCCGGTAGGCCACGCGGCTGTCGGTGTCGGCATCCACCGCCTTGATCGGCTCCCCGGTCTTGGCGTCGTAGTACCGCTTGGCAATCCGCGTCACGCTCAGGTCGGTCTTGCGCGCAAATGCGTCGGCCGCCTTGCGCGCCTGCTTATCCGTGCCGGAGAACTCGACCACGCCCGGCTCCACCTCCGTGCCGCCCATGGTGTCGGCGATCACGTCGCGGGTGCGCACCACGTAGTCCCCCTGGCGCATCAGGGGGAAGTACATGCCCTTGATCGATTTGAACTCGGGTGCCGACTTCAGCGCATCGAACAGGGTGTTGTTCTTCAGCAGCGCCTTGTCCTCGTCGCCCAGCCGGCCGGCGAGGGTCTTGGTCACGAGGTCGGCACGCGCCTGCCCGGTGATCTCCGGGGCGAGCTGGTCCAGGATGCCCTCCGCGAAGGCCCGTGCCTTCTCGTTCTGGGTCTCCCGATAGTACCGGGCGGCGCGAAGGAACTGGTCCTGCTGCGCCTCGGGGAGCGCGGAGAACCGGCGCTGGAGGTCCACGTGCTGGGCCTTGCTCTGCCAAGCCGCAGCGATGTCGGACTTCTTCGGATCCTGGCCGTAGACGTGGCGGTTGGCCGCCTGCATCTGCTCCTGGGTCGGGGTGCCCTTGAGCAGGTTGAGGTTGGCCATGGTCACGTCGTTGGCCAGGATCGCGAAGTCCTGGGCGACCTTGGGATTGGCCCGGCGCAGGTTCTCGTAGTCCTGCACATGCACGTCGGCGGCGCGTCGCTTGTCGGTGACGTAGTTCTGCCAGCGCTGGACCTTCTTCACGAGGTTGTCGAGGTGGCTCTTGCCCTCGCCGGCCGGGAACAGGTTGCTGTGTGCCTGCCGAAGCTGGTCCATGGTGCGCACGCGCAGCACCTTGGCGGTCACGAAACCACGGGCGGCCCCGCGTGTATCGGACAGTCCTTCACGGACAGCCTGGGCGCCGAGAGCTGCCGGCATGGCGTTGACCGTCCGCGGGGTGGACGGCTGGTTGGTGGCGTTGCGCAGGTCGGTCAGCACCGCGCCGATCCGCAGAGCCGCGTCGAGTGCGGTCGGCTGGACCGGCTTGAGGCCGAGGAACTTGCGCACGCCGGAGATGAAGTGCGCCCAGACGTTGCCGAGCGGGAGCTGGCTGTAGGCCCGGCTCGACGGAACCTTGGCGAGCAGATCCTGGAAGCTGCGCGACGACATCGCCTCGGACACGAACTCGTGTTCGTTGGTCATGCCGTAGTGATCGGACGCGGACGGGCCGAGATGGTCCCGCACCTCATCCATGAGCCCGCGGATCATGCGCTTGGCAGCCGGGTTCTGCTCGATGGTCTGCATGAACGCGGCGTGCAGGCCCTCGTGGATCATCAGGTGCGACAGTGCCGCTTCGCTGATGTCGTCCTCGCGCAGCACGATCTGGTGCGTAGCCGGGTCGTAGTAGCCCATCACCTCGTCGGGGAACCCGCCCTTGCCGGCGATGTCCTCCACCAAGGAACGCATGCCGTCCTTCGACACGATGTGGACCGGCACATCCGGGATGAGCTGCTTCAGCCGGCGGGCGATGAACGGGTTGATCTGTGCCGCCACACCGCCGGGGGCTCGGTGTTCGAGCTGGCCCAGATAGTCGCCGAGCCGACCGGACGACAGGATCGGGGTCTGCGCGCCCGTGCGGGGCGACACCAGCATCTCGCCCGTGCCCTGGATCTCGGGCTCATCATCGAGCAGGCGGGCGATCTCGCGAGCGTTGGCTTCTGCTTCGGCGTCGGCACGCTTGGCCCGCAGCGGCATGATGGCTGGTACGGCCTGCCGAGCTGCCAGGGTCCGCGCAACCTCCTTCGGGGAGGGCATGGTCGAGTGGACGCGCTCCCGGCCCATAGGCTCGCCCTGGTCGTTGACGGCCTGCACCCGCACCGTGCGCTGATCCGGGTCGAACGCGATCACGCGGTCACGACCACCGCCGTAGGATGGCACATCTTCGCCGGGCTTGAAGAACTCGGCGAGATCAGCCTTGGATTTCGCGATGGCTGCGCGTGTGGCGGCTGCCTTGGACTGCGGCTTGGCAGGTGCCGGCGAAGTTGTTCCCGGAACAACCGCCGGACCCTTCGGGCCTGCCTTCGCCCAATCACGGAACTGATCGGGCGACATCTCCACGATGGAGCCGATGCGCTGCGCACCCTTACCGTCCGAGAAGCCAGCCTTGTAGGTCCGCGTCGCCTCTTCAAGCGAACGGAAACCGACCATGGCCTTGTGCTCATCGAACGACCCGTCGAGGTTGTTCTGGTTCACGACATAGACCGGGCCGTCCTCACCCGCCTTCGGGCCGAGGTAGACATCGACGTGATCGCCATCAACGCCCTTGGTGCCGCGCAGATAGCCGTAGTCGGCAGGCATCTTGACCGACCACTCGCGGCCATCTGCATCGGTGCCCGAGCGGGTCGAGCCCTTGGCGTTCTCGACAGACACGTCGAAGCCCAGGGCCCTGGTGTGGCCCATCGGATAGTTGCCGGCTTCTTTCTGCGCCTGGGTCGGCTGGGCCTTGGCAGCAGCCTTGCGCTCGGCAACCTGACGGGCTCGCGCGGCGGCCCGGCTCTCCACCTTCTGGAACTGCCCGGCTCGGTTCTGGCCGACTACACCAGTTGTTCCGGGAACAACTTCTGCTGTGGGCTCTCGAACGGGTGCAGGAGCAGGTTCTGCAAGAAGAACCTGCTGGCCTCCATTCGATCCTGGCTCTGCCGTCTCTGATGCCGGCTCGACGTAGGCCCCTTCTGCTTCGTAGGCTTCAGATGCGTCCGCTCCTTCGCGAACGTCCTGCGATGTCCGCGGCGTCTCATCGTAACTCGGCCCCCGCTTGAGTGCATCCTGGTTGACCTTGCGGTTCGTGCGGATCTCCTCCCCAGCGCCGTGGCGCAGCAGGAAGTCATCCGTGATGAATTGCTGGATCTGATCCTGGGTGGAGCCCGCCTGGGCCACCTCGGCGGCGGTCTTCAGGTGAACGATGTGCGCATCGTCCGTCGCCCCGGCGGTGCCGACACCGGCAGCCCGCGCCTTGGCCACGAGATCGGCCGCATAGGCGCGCACCGCCTTGGGTGCCCCTCGCAGCGCGAGGGGCGGCATGGGGTTGTCCTTGACGAGCTGCGCGGCTGTGTGGCCATCCGCGATGCGCTTCTCCTGCGCCCTGCGGTCACGGGCCTCGTTGTCGGTCTCGCGGCGGGCCACGCCTTCCTGCACGCGGGCCTGGGTGCTGTCGTGCAGCGCCTGCCGAGCCGCCGCGTACTTCTCGCGCGCAGCCTTGGCCGCCGGCCCCTGCCCCGTGCGGCGCTGCCCAAGCGCGTCCACGACATCGCGAGCCCACTGCGGGGCCTCGTCGCCCTTGGTCTTGATCGCGGCTTCGGCGAGCTTCTTGACCCTGGCGCGGTCGGACTGCTTCGTCCAGTCAGCCGGGTTGGTGGACAGGGCGACGGCATCGCCCTCCCCCTTCGCGATCCGCTCCCGCTCGGTGCGCGAGATCCGCTTGTCTTCGCGAGGCGCAGTCGGCTGGGGGGCCTCGTTCACCGGGCGCAGAACACGGCTCTCGACCGGCCGCATCTTCTTAGCCAAGTCTTCCGGCAGGTTGCTGTTGCTGTACCTCTGCGGGATACCGGCTGCCACATCCTCCGGCTCCACCATCCGCGTCAGGGCCGGATGGTCTTCCGGCACATCGACGTAGTGGACTGACCGGCCGCCCTCGCCATAGTCGCGAGCGTACTGCCGGTCAGGCGTTGCCCACCGGCTGCCACCCCTCGTCGGACCCTCACCGCCATGGAACATCCTGACATGGCCAGCGGGAACAGGCGGCAGATCCGCCTTACCCTCGATCTGGTCTAGGATCGGAGGGCGCGGCTCGTCGGGCACCGGGGGGAGCGTCGAGGGCTCCAGGCTGTCGAGGTCAATGGTCGAGGCAACCCGCGGTTTCGCGGTTGCCTCTTCCGTGGCCTGGGGAGGGGCTACAGCGGCCTCGGGTTCCGGGGCGGTGGCAGGTGCCGGCTGGGGCTCCGACGCCGCCTCCGGGGCAGGCTGGGCGGCCTGCTGGGGCTCCGGGGCCACGGGCTCCGCAACAGTCGGGGCTGCCGGCTGGCCGGGCTCGGCATCCGGGTCCGCCTCGAACTCGTCCTGGGGCACGAAGTCAGAAGTGTTCCGCGGAACATCATCGGACTTAACCGCAGCAGCGATGGCCGGATCGACCGGCGGCTGGCGCAGGCGGTCAAGCTCGCCAATCGCCTCGTCCACGTTGTCGAGCGAAGCACGCGCACGGGCACCCGTGGTGTCACCGGCCGCTGCGGCGGTCGCCGGGTCGATGGTGGGAGCACGGGTCGCTTCGGCCTGGGCGGTGTCCGGCAGCCTGTTCTCGCCGGCCGCACTGATCGCCTCGCGCCCACCGACGCCGGTCACGCCACCGACCGCACCACCCAGCAGGCCACCGACGACACCGCCCTGGACGGTCTGCTCCAGGATCTTGCGCCAGTCGAACCCGTGCATGGTGCCGGCGTCGTTCTGACCCTGCTGGGTCAGGCTCTCCTGCATGGCGTTCTGACCGGCCTCGGTCACGCCCTCCTCGACCAGACCCTTCTTGGCACCCTTCAGGATGCCTTCGCCAGCCTCGCCGACAGCACGGCGAGCAGCGAGCGCAGAGGCGCCGAACTGCTCGGCGATGGCTCCGACCGCTCCGGCGAGCAGTGGCTTGTTGCCGGCAGCCGCCTCCACCAGGACCTTACGGGCCACTGTGTCGCTGTACCCGTCGTCGCGAAGCTGGCGATACACGCCGGAGTTCGACCGGAGGTAATCCTCCTTGGCGTCCATGATCGACTTCTCGATGTCGTCATAGACTTGGCCCGTCATCATCGAGGCGTTGGCCGCGCCCGACGTGGCGGTGCCGGCAGCCGCAGCCGCCCCGGTGCTGAGCACGCCACGGGCCACCCCCGCCACCAGCCCACCAGGGATGACGCTGGCGAGCAACGACGGCGAGGCGTTGGCGAGCTTGAGGCCCAACGAATTGGCGATGGACACGTCCGGCGACCAGATCGACTTGTCACCGCCGGGCAGGAACCCGGCGTTGAGCGCGTCACGCGCCGCCGGGGTCATGGCCTCGACCTGACCCTTGGCACCCTCGTCGGCAAACTTCCGGGTTCGCTTCAGGGCGCTATCATCGTCCGTGTCGAGCACGTAGTCCGCGCCCGCCGCCGCAGAGCCGAGCACCCCGTAGGCGCCCGCCGCTGCTGCCCTCCCGTAGTCCCCGACCGATGTACCGGGCTCAGCATCGAGTGGCTGCCGGTAGTCCTTGGATACCGGCAGCGTATCGAGATCGATCGTGGTGGGCATCGCAATCCTACGGAATATTCACATCGCGCCCGAAAGCAGCGCCGCGACCCTGTTCTCTCACTATCTTGCGCATCATGGCAAGAGGTACAGTGTCATCGGTCTTGTTGTACTGCTTTTGCGCACGGGCATACATAGCGTCGCCCATCTGTTCTTTAAGGCTCTGATACTCGGCGGCCTTATCACGCGAACGCCGGGCCGGTGCTGCGTTCTGACGAGCCTGCCTGCGGTCGGCCGCCGCTCGCAGATCGTCCAGCTCGTTCGGCGTGTACTCGTTCTCAGCGTCCGGCTTCATCGGGTTGGACACTGCCTTGGCGGCAGGGGCCGGCGGCTTGTTACGCTGCCGGAGACGCGCAAGCGCCGCGATGGCCTGGGGCGGCATGTAGACCGGATCGGACCCATTGATGCTGTAGGCGCCGTTATCCAGCACCTCGATCTTGCCGGTCTTCACCGCCAGCTTGGCGATGTCCGCAGCCCGCTTCGCAGTCAGCGAATTGTCACCCCGAAGGATGCCGGTGACGGCGGTGCCATAGTCGGCAGCATCCGTCTCCTGGGCATCGTTGAGCGATGCCCCTTCCTTGACGCCCAGGATGCTCGGAACGACCTGATCGACCTTGGTGCCGATGTCGTCGCTGAACCCCGTGTCCCGCTTCTGGAACTCGATGGCCGCCCGCTGATGTGGGAGCTGTGCCTGGAGCTGGGACTTCTTCTCCGGGTCCTGCTCACGATCCACGGCGCGCTGAAGCCGGACGAACTGCTGATCGAGGCCGGCGACCTTGCGCTCGTCCTCGGTGCCACCACCCGCCTTGCCCCCGGCCGCGCGACCACCCGGCCGTGCGATCCGCTCAAGCTGCGGCACATAGGCGGCCCGGCCGGTGTCGCCCGCTGCCCAGTCACGACCCGCCCTGATGGCGTCGTTGAGCGCCTTCTGCGCCGCCTGGACCTTGGGCGTATCGTCGGGATCGGCCTGCATCTGCTCGGCCAGGGCGTCGCGGGCGTTCTCCACCGCGGCAGCGTGACCGGCGTACTCCTGCTGATCCTGGCCCTTCTTGTCCTGCGCTTGTTCGCGGCGCTGATAGTACGCCTGCCGGCTCTCGTCCTTTGCCTGGGCGCGCTCCTGACTTGTCTGGGCGCGCGTCTGAGCGTCCCGCTGCACCAGCTCCTGGATGGCGCGTGCGCGCACAGCCGGCGACATCTTCTTGAGTGCGTCCTGCGCCTCGGGGGAGAGCTTCGACACCACGTCCTGGTTGCCGCCACCCGCGTCGAGATAGGCGCCGTACTGCTTCTCGTCCTGAAGGCGACGCTTCTCGGCGAGTTTCTGAGCAGCCGTCATCGAGCCAGCGCGAGCATTCTGCATCTGCTGGAGCCACTCGCTGCCGTTCTTCATGCCGGTGGCGAGGTACAGGAGCTGGTTCGTCGTGGCCTGACCACGCTCTGTCAGATCGCCGTCTTCGTCCACGACGCGGTAATCGACCGTGCCATTCGGCCCGATCTTATCCACGTACATAGTCGAGCCATCCGGGATCTGGTTGTGCGCGGATGTGATGTCCTTCACCGCGCCTTGCACATCGCCGGAACGCAACTTCTGCTCGGCCGCCGCCCCCGCATACTGGACCGCCTGCCGGGTATAGAGCAGGATGCTTTCGGAATACTTCTTGGCCTTGTCGGGCTCACCCCGCTTCAGGAAGAAGTCATAGCCCGCCTTCAGGCGTGCGATGGCCTTGGCATCCGACGCGAGGCGATTGTCGGGGTCGATGGTCTGGTCGATCTGGCGGATGTCCTCCGGCGTCGCCGCACCCTCGTTGGCGTGGTAGCGCTGGACCTGTGCTGTGCGGTCGCTGCGGGCGTCCGGCAGCGCGCTGGTCTGGTCATCGAGACCGAACGTCCTGGCGATGGACGACATACCCGCGTCCAGGGCCTCATGCAGCCCCGGCAGGCGATGGTAGTCCGGCTCTGTGTTGTTCCGAGGAACATCTTGAGCGGCATCGGGAGCCTGACGTGGGGGCAGCGGCGGTGCTGCCTGGGTATCGTCGGGCGGCATCTGCATGACCGGGAGAACAGCACCGCCATCGGCGAACGCCTGGGTCTCCTGCGGAGCGGCCATCATGCTTCCGACGCCCGTGCCATACGCAGGCAAAGGGATCGCGGACTGAGGCACCTCCGGCTCGCCATCGGTGCCGTCGTTCGATGCTGTCCGCATGCGCCCGGTCACGGCTCCCGTTGTGGCCGGAGCAGAGGGCGCAGCAGGCGCAGCAGCGACACGGCCGCTTGCGCCACTGACAACCGCCTTGGCGTAATCAGAGGTCTTCATGTGACCGTCGTTCAGCCCGAGCGCCGTAGCGGTCGCCAGTGGTCGCCCCGAGTGCCACACGGACGCGGCATCGGCCGGGTTGCCATATTTCTTGATCTGCTTGCTGAACTCGCCCTTGAACACCGTGTCCTGTGCGACCGGATCTTTCAGGAACTCCTCGGGCGTCATCCGGCGTCCGACATACTTTTCGGTCCACTCCGGGATGTTCTTGCCCATGACTTGGTAGAAGCCATAGGCACGGTCGCCTTTGTAGGAGCCTTTCTGGATGATGGGGCCCTTGGCATTGTAGTTGTGGCCACTCTCCACCTTGCCCAGTGAGGCGGCGTAGGGCGCCATCTCGCCCATATCCGTAGCGAACGTGGGCAGCTTGCCAAAGCCGCTGCCTGACGGTTTGGTGCCGCTTTCGTCGCTGCCTTCCTTGTAGAGGTAGGGCCTCACGCCCCCGCGGCCGGCAACCGCTGCCTCTGCCTTGTCGCCCTCGGCCGCAGCCTGCTGGCGCAGCTTTTCATCTGCGGCGGCCTTGGCCTCCCATTCGCTCGGCGTCGCGAGCTTGTATCCCGAGCTGAAGCCCGAGACGAAATCCTTCAGCTCCTGACCCATGCCCATGTCGATTACCTCATCACATCGAGAGCGCCGGTCGTATCGACCTGTGGACGCCGAACGGGAAGCGCCTGGATGCGCGGCTTGGCTCCGGCCTTCTGCCGCTCCTCGCCGGACTTGGCGATAAGCTGCTGAAGGTGCTTCTCGCCGACCCAGCGCACGGTGTCGGCCGGCAGAACAAACTCACCCGCGTTAAGACGGGCTGGCACATCGTCCGTCTGTGCCCCGCCGGAAGGCGACATCTCGCGGGTCACACGGATGCCGGCGTGCATCTCGTCGTCGGTCGGCACCGTGCCGCCGTCCTCGAACAGCCCCGCGATGGCCGTGCCAATCCTGCCGCCGCTGTCGTAGGACTTGAGGCCGTAGCCCGCGACCGTACCGAGCAGTCCACCGAGCCCCGAACTGGACTGCTGGTTGGCTTTGTAGCGGTCGAGGTTGTTCTGGTAGGCCGTGTTCATCGTGTTGGCGGAACTGGCCAGCGCCGAGTTGGCGATCTGGGTGTACTGTGGCGCGGTGCCCATGGTGTTGGCACCGGAGGCCGTGGTGGCGAGGTCGCTGTTGACCGCGGACTGCCCAGCCTGGATGCCCAGCGCGCTCTCCTGAAGCCCACGCGCTGCCGTCTGCTGCCCCTGCCCGATGGCCTGACCCAGCATCTGCTGTCCGGTGAGCACATCCTGGCGCCTGGAGGTGTTCATGGCGCTGGCGCGGGCTGCCGCCTCCTGGGTGCGAGTGCCCAGGTCGAGCGCCTGTGCGCGGGTTTGGGTCGGGTCGATGCCGTAGGCTTCAAGCTGCCGCTGCGCGTTGGCACGAGCCACGTCGAACTGCTGGCTGACATCGCCGGCAGCCGCTGCCGCCCGGTCGTTGACCTTCTGCGGATCGGTGTAGCTCTGTGCGGTCTGGAGGAACTGATCCTCGGCCGGGACATAGGTCGTGTCGTAACGCGCCCGGTCGGCCGCTGCATTGGTGTTTAGCGCACCCTGCGTCTGCAACGCGGCGTTGACCACCTGATCGGTGTTCGCCCGGTCGGCGGCATACTGGTTCTGGGCCCAGCCGAACTGCTTGTTGGCCAGATCCTGGCTGTTCATCGCCGCCTGCGACTGGGCAGCGATGATCGGCGCGTAGTTAGGAGCCGCAGGTGCCTTCTGTTTGCCCATGATCAACTCCGCGGCTTCGTATTGTTCGGGCGACAATGTTAAGAAAACGGCAATCGGCCTTATACATTGACCGTATTACCATGTCACCATCGGGGTAAACGTCGGTCAATACTGCCTCGTCCTTGAAACCGAGACTGGCGTTGAAGCGCAACGCCTCGGTGTTGGACGCGCGGATCGAGGCGAACACCTTGCCGACGCCGAGCTGGTTGAACGGGAAGTCGAACGCCACCCAGAGGAGGTCACGGTTGAGCCACCCGCGCCGCACTCCGGCGACGTGCATCTGTAGCGACACCTGGGTGGCGTTCGAGTAGACCACGCCCCCGACGAAGGTGCCGTTGACGAAGCGCGCGATGCAGCGCTCCCCCGCGGGGTTGAACACGGCACCGCCGGCCAGGGCCATGATCCGCCGGCCGGCGTCGAACGCATGGTCGTCGCCGATATGGATGCGATCCAAGATCATCGGTGGCGCTCGACCACGTTGAGGATCAGCGGCCCCTGCGGGACGCCATTGATCATCTTCAGGCGATAGACGTTCTTGCCCGGTGGCGGCGTATCCCGGTACATCAGGTGCGTGTGCGAAAAGTACACATTCTGAGACGTGTCGGTCCTCACCACGAAGAACTGAACCCGAGAGTTACGTAGGAGCGTGACAGACCCATCCGGGTTCGTACGCTCCAGGCTCAGAAGCTTGCTACCCGCGGCCGTGGGGAACGGCACGTCGGGCTGGCCGTCGAACTGGCCATAGATATCGACCTGCGCGTTGTCGCGGGTTGTGATCTGCGCCTCAAGCTGTGCGGCATTGGCATCGTCGTTCGTAACTAGGACGCTGTTCGAGCATCCTGCGATCTGGATCTGCTCGCCCAGGACTTCGACCGGAACGTTGAACCGGAACACGCCCTGGAAATAGCTGAAAACCTGGGTCGGGCCCTTGGCCTGTCCGTTGTTCAGCGTCGGATCGAATAGCTGGAACTTCTCCGCGGTGAAGTTGATCACCGACGTGCTGGAACCATCGGGGTTCCTCTTGGCGAGAACTTCAAACCCCGACATGGCATTGCCGGCCGTGAGCACGAGCTTGTAGGAGGCGTAGTACCCCTCGGGCCCGGCACTGGCGATGAACTTCAGCTTGCCGCCAGCCGTGATGCCGTTGGCCTTCGCCTGCACCTCATCGATGATGCGCGCTGTGGATTGCCCATCGACCGTGAACTGCTCTTGGATCTGGTTGAGCTTCGTGTTCGCTTCGGCGAGCTGGTCTATCACACTCGGCGTGTTCGTGTTGCGCTGGCCCGTCAAGGTCTGGACAACCTGCCGCGTCGCCTGCGCCGTCTGAAGCAGGGACGCAGGGTCTGCTGTCGGCTCCGGGATGGTCGGGAAAGTGAACTTCTTGTCGGCCATCAGTTTCGCTTCAGGTCATCGACCGTCTGGGCGACGGCCAGTCGGTGCAGCATGGTCGCGCACGAGATCTCGATCTGGTGGATGCCGTCTTTCGTGGAACTCGGCATGCGCCTGATCTTGCGGTCGGTCAGGTCGCCCTCGAACCGGAGCGCACCGTCTTCACCCATGACCTTGACGTGGACGCTCCCCGCATAGGCTGCATCGAAATACGCCTGGACCACGCCCATGTTGACCGGCACGGGTGTCTGGAACTGCTTCGACCGCCACGTCAGCGTCTTGTACGGTGTGTCCGAGGGCATCCACTCGTAGAGGGTGTTGCCTTTGATGATCCACGGCTTGCCTGAGAGGTGGTCGAGCCCGACCTTCAGGGCATCGGTTACTTCGTCGTAGCCGATCACGCAGCCGCTCGCGATGCCGAAGCCCGACACCCTGCCCTCGCTCGGGCGGGAGACGATCCCGATATACCCGCCATACGCGAACGTCGCCGCGATGCGGGCCGGCGGGTAGTCCGTGGTCCACTTGTAGCGGCCGATGATCTCGTTGGTGATGAGCTTGGCGCCACCGGAGAGCGAGTACATCGCCAGCCCGTCCGTCGTGGCCCAGTAGACGCCCTCCGGCGCCACGACGATGCTCTGCTTGGCGTAGCACGGCATGGGGCTGTCGCTGGAGCTGAGCGCCATGGTGGCGCCCGTGCTGCCGGTCAGTGCGGACGGATTGCTCGTGGTGCAGACCACACAGGTGTTGCCGATGACCGCCAACCCGATGATGTCGTGGGGCACCGTCAGGGTATAGTCGGCAGGCCAACTCCAGGGCTGGAAGTTGTCGCTGAAATACAGGTTGTTGTCTTTGAACCCGACCATGATGCCGTTGGGCATCAAGGCAATACCCTGCATGTCGTCGGGCGGCACATCACTATTGGTGGTCGCCAGGATCGTGGTGCCCGAGACGATGGTATTCGGCACCGTGTCCACATAGCTTCCGGTGCCAACCGCCAGATCGGTGACGAAGTTGAACACCGTCGAGCCGGATGCCGCGGTGCTGGTTCGGTAGACGCGAATATTGATGATCGTCGCGCGAGACGGGTCGCCGTCAGGCTGCGGAATGTTCGAGAGCGTCCACTTCGCATCGGTCGGGCCAGTGCCCTCTGCCGTAGGGCTGGGGCCGCTCTCCTCGCCGTAGACGTTGATGAACGTCACTAGATAGGCGCGCGTCTCGATAGGGCTGGAGAAGTCGCCTTTCTCATCGTTGGCGTCGATCACGCCGTCATAGTTCGTGTCCTGCTGCGGGTCGCGCGCAGCATTCGTGCTATCGACAGTGAGCGTCGGCGTGCCGGTCGGGCGGCCTACCCCGACCTTAAGCGGGGCGTTGCCCGCGATAATGTCGTCGCGCGTCGTGAGCTGGAGACCGAACGCCGGGCTGCACGCATAGTAGCGCTTGAATGCGTCGTTGACGGTCGGGCCACGCACCACATCGGTGTTCGGGTCGGAATGCTGCCACCAGAACCCTTTGGTGATGTCGGCAGCGTCCGCATCATCCATGACGATGCGATAGACATAGCGCGTCGCGGCATTGAGCCCGCGGATCGCACGCGGCTGGCGGATCGGTTCGAGCGCGCCACTGCCCAGCCTTTGATTGACCGACAACGCAGCAGCGTTATCAGGCAACTGGCGGACATCCTGAATAGGAAGCCCGCCAGTGAAATCTTTCAAAAGGAGGCCGACCAACGTCGCGTTCCTTCTAGTAGAGTTGTTCCGGGAACAACTTACTCGGATGAGGGCCCGTTACCGACCGCACGGGGGGCAGCCGGCGGTCGGCCACGACGGCGCTTCGGCTGATCGGCCTCGCCGACGCCGGCCATCAGGTCGGCCGCGTTCGGCTCGTCCACATGCGCGGGCTGACCGTTCTCGGTCTGGCGCTCGCCGCCGAACGCCTCGGCCTGGGCAGCGTCCGCCTCGCCCTCGCCCTCGCCCTCGGTGCTGCCCTCACCGGACACGATGGGGTTGCCCCACTCGTCGGTGTCGCCGACCACGGCATCCCCGGTGTGGCCCTGGTAGACCCCCGCCGCCGGATAGTTGTCGGCCTGGGCGCGATCCTGCACCTCCTTCTCGGCGTTGGCCTGGGCGGCCTCCGCTTGTTCCGCGGAACCCTCGGGGGTGCCGGCGATGCCACTGGCCGGGGTGAGGCCGGCGGCCTTAGCCTGCTCGGTACGCTGCTTGACGAGATCGGCCGCCATGCTGGCGATGGCCGGGTGCGCCGGGGTGTGGCGACCGTGGGTGTTCTCGTGCGCGTCCTGGATCTCCTTCTCCAGGTTCACCCTGGCATTGATCTCCTGCTGCTGAGCGGCGTTGTCCGCGGTCTCCTGACGGGCCCTGGCGCGCTCGGCTGCCAGCTCCTCGGCCTCCAGCCGGGCCGTCTCACGGGCCCGATCCTGGACCTTGGCATTGTACGCCTGCTGCTCCTCGGCAGCGCCGACAGCCTTCTGGCCGGCGCTGCGTTCGGCCGCGAGCTTGTCGCGCATCTTCTTGGACAGGTGGGCGTGTTCGTGGTCGTGCAGACCGTCGATGGACTTCATGTCAAGAACTCCTGTGTGGGATCAGCTTGATGTTACCACTTTCGAGCACGCGATCCAACTTGCCCTCCAGTTTAGTGACCGCATCGAGTATGCTCTTCTGGTTTTGGAGGACGCGGATCTCGATTTTATCGATGTCGTCAACCTTCATATAGTTCTCAAGAAGGTATTGGCGATCCTCACTACGTTGGTCGCGGAGCAAATTGATCGCGCCCTGAAGGGCCGCGATCTTCTGGTCTACCTCACGAAAACGCTGATCGACATCGGATATGCGTTTGTCGAGCTTGCTCTCCAATTCCTTGAACTGATCATGCCGTTCGTTCTTGGCATCGAGGAGCATCTTCTCCAGCTTGCCGACATCTGCCTTGATGCCGGCAAGTGATTTGGTGGACGCAGCGTCGGTCTCACCGCGTTTGTATATCCACGAGATGACACCGATCAGCGTGCCGGAAAGCCCGAACAACGACGTGACAATGGTCAGCCATATCTGTGCGGACTCCACGGCTCGCCTTTCCTGTTCCGCGGAACATTACTTGTTGGGCGGGAGCGCACCAGGGACACCAACGGTCCGCTCAGTCGTGCGCAGAGCACCGAGACCCAGGATGCCCGTCAGCACGACCATGAGGTCATTGATCGAAAGGGTCGGGGCCGGTGGGATCGCCGCGCCGATCATCACACCTGCGAGGTTGGTGGCCCATGTCAGGATGGGCGCCAGGACGAACTGGTAGCCGAACCCGGCAGCGCAGATCCAGCCGACCGAAGGCCGCCAACGCGCCGAGAAGCGGTCGTTACCCGTGGCCTCCGCGAGGTTGACCTGGGTCTGTGCCTTGGCGATCTCCATGGTGGCATTGATCACCGCCACCTCGCGCGCCGCAAGCGCCTGCTCCACTTCAGCCTGGGCCTGGGCCTTGGCGTTCGGATCGGGCACGAGGCGGTCCACGAGGATCTTGGCCGTGTCGGCGATGGACGGCATTGCCGCACCAATCGCCGGGCCGATGCCGCCGGTCACGGCACTCCCGATGATGCTGCCTATGAAGTTACCGGCTCCGCTGGCCATGTCAGGCGTCCTTCTGTGTGGTGGGAAACGCAGCACGAAGCCGGTCTGCGATCCGCTGGAACACGTTGCGGGTGTCCACGACGGTGACGCCTGGGGATGTTGCGGGCGCCGCCGGGGTGATTGGGGCAGCGGGTGTCACAGGCACCACCGGGATTACCGGGATCGGGGCGATTGACCCTCCCAGCGCCATCTCGACGGTGTTGGTGGCGAACGCGTTGCGCAGCATCGCCTCTACGGCCTCGGGCTTCACCAGGGCCTTGTTGAGGCCATCGCCTGCATAGTAACTCTGGCCCCGCGCGAGCTGGCGGCTGGCGCCCTTGCAGGAGGCCAGGACCGGGAACGACGCCCACTCCTGGGCGATGGCGAGGCCGAACGCGGTCAGCGTGATCTTCCCGGCCATGAACTTGTCGTAGCCCCGGCGCCTCAGGAGCTGCAACGCCAGCCTGTCCTGAAGATCGGGCGTGAACAGGTCGGTGCCCATCAGGACCAGGGTCTTGCGCAGATCCTGAAGCGTCGCGGTCATGAACTGGTAGCGCCCACACGCGGAGGAGCCGAACAGCTTCGTCCGACGCGGACCATCCGCTATAACCGCGTCGAGGGTCATGCTGGTCAGCGGCTTGGGCATCTGCGCCATCTTGTTGGCATAGACAGTATCGTAGCCTTTTGGCGCTTCGAAACCAGCGATGAAATTAAGCAGAAGGGCGGCGCCCGCCGGTATGGTGCGATCCATGATAATCCTCACGCTGTAAATGCAAGATGGCCATTGTCATACCAGGGCTGGCCAGCATTATCGGGGGGCTCAGTCGGCACGACCGCGGCCATCCCCTGAAGCAGCGTCACCACGGATATTGGGTTGAGCTGGGTCTGATCGACATTTTTAGCCGCAGCAATGGCGTCGGCCTTCTGGTCGTCGGTCATAGGCGTGAACGACAGCACACCGTTATTGAGCCACGGCAGGCCATCCCCTTCCGGTGCTTCAGTCGGTAGGAGCGCCATTACGGACTGTAAGAGCGAGGCAAGTACCTGCTGCGTAGGCGCGGGGTGCTGGAGCCCTATGAGGGCGACAGCCTGAGCTGCATAAAACGCAGCCTGCCGCGCAGAGCTGCGTGCTGCATTCTCAGAGAACCCGGCAAACTGGGCGGCCTGCTGCGCGAGCGCCAAGGTGTCTCGTGCCGCGGCAACCACGTCAGCCACAGCAGTCGAAACGGTGCGCCGGACCTCGGCAAGTGACTGCGCAGCGGAAGCAGCCGACCGATCTGAATCGGCTGCGGAAGCACGCGACTGTCCAGCCGATGCCGCTGCACCCGCCGCAGATTGTGTGGCCGCGGCTTCACTGTCGAGGAACTGCTGAAGCGTGAAGTCCGGCATGGCCGGACCCTTATCCCATATTACCGGGCGCACACCCGGCCGGGTGCGCTTGATGTAGGAACGCACCGGCTGGTCATCGAGCGCCAGATAGGTGAACTCAGGCAGTGCGTTGGCGAACTGGTCCATGCCCACTAGGGGGCCGGACGCGTCCCACTTGAACACCATCCCGTTATCGATCAGCCGGGAGTATTCCGTGAGATAGCCGGGGGTCAGCGCGGCTGCGTTCTCAATCGCCCGCTGGCGAAAACCGATACCTGTGCTCATGCGAACCTCGGAAATCGCCAACGTTGCCGGGTCGGTAGTCCTCCATCACGATCCGTCAGCGGAGCAGCGGTGAGTTCTCTGCTGTAGATCTGCGTGTGATACTGACCAAGCGAGGTATTACTATAGGGTTTCGCAGTTTGCAACATCATGGCACCAAGCACGCCATGTAGAAGCAATGTGTACTTACTAGCGAAAATGTCGCCGGGTATCCACGTTGCTGGGTTTTCCAGGTCCGCACCAAGCGACGGTGCTAGGGCCATTGTCAGATACAGGTAGTCAGCCGGGTTGAGCGTCGCGATATCGACGTTGACCGCAACCTTCTCGTCCGAATAGTTCAACACCTGCATGCCGAGGGATGGATGCTGGGCATTGATCAACATCACGATCCGTGCGCCCGGCTGCGCAATGCTGAACATCTGCTTGCCTGGAATGAGACGGAACGGCACTACCTCCGTCCAGATCCGGCCCTGCTGGCACGCATCCTGAAGCACGTCGAACAGGGCGAGCCGTGTCTGGCTGTCCTTGGCCCCAGGCAGGCGCGAGCGGATAGAGCCGAGCAGCCGGGCGCTGGGATCGACGCTGGGCGCCTCTGCGGCGTCCGCACGGGCGTAGGCCAGCAGGGTGTCGTACTGGTCCTTGTTAACCCTGGCGAGGTCGAGATCCGACCAGGGACGCTTCGACATCGCGTAGAGGCGTGCGAGCGTCCCGGCGATCACCAGGGTATGGTTCTTCAGCCACTGGTCGTCGGTGAGCCAGCCCGTGAAATCCGACAGCGGGTCGGTCGGCGGGGCCGTGTTCAGCGACAGCCGGCACACCTCGCTCACCGTCTCGAACAGCGCGAGCTTCACGATGCGGTCGGTCGCGCCCGTGACCTGGGCGCGCAGCAGCCGGTATGTGTTGTCGGTAAGCGCGCTCATACGCTACCCCCGGTAAGCTTCGCGGCGAACAGGTTGCGGAAGGCGGTCGAGCGGGAGGCATTGGCGGCCTCGTCGTCGGTCAGCTCGCAATAGGCGACGAGATAGTCGAGCAACGCCGAGCGGTACTGGCGGTCGATCACCTGAAGGTCGATGCCTTCGCCGATCACGGTCAGCAAACCATCGGGGTCGTCTATGAACAGGTCCGGCCGCAGCCGACGCATGTCATCGACACCCTGCTGAAGCCCATCCAGCATCGTGGTGTCGGCATAGCGGTAGGGCGCGAGCCCGTCGTTGAGGTTGATCCTGGCGAGGCGGATGTAGTCGGCGGTCGCATCGAGAGCCATGGCACCCTCCCCTACGCACGAGGGCCACCACCCCGAAGGATGGCGGCCCCACTGTTCCGCGGAACAGTTACTGGGTGACGACGCCCTGCACGAGGCACGTGCCATCCAGCACCTTGAACCCGTAGACGTTGAGCCCACGGATGATATCGCCGAAGGTGCTCTCCGAGCGGATCGTCTCCATCTCGGTGATCTGCGAGGCGAACGTGGTGGCGTGGCGATGACCGGCGAACACCGGGAACTCGCCAGCCGCGAGCTGGCCGGCGGCCGTGGCGCTCGTGGGCAACAGGTTCGAGATGTAGATCGTGAACCGATCGATCATCCCGAGCTTGCCATTGCGCAGCGTAGACACGCTGTCGCCCGAGAGGCCGGCGTTCCGCAGGTCCGACTGCTTGATGTAGGCGCCGAACCACGACGGCGCCACGATCCAGCGGCCCTCCTCGGGGATGTTCTGCTCGTCCAGCACCTGACCGAGACGGCAGATGTACTCGATCACGTCCACCTCGCCGACGCCGGGGTTGCGCGCGGCGAGGTTCACCGGGGCGCCGGTCGCGCCGAGGTTGAGGGAGCGCGAGATCGCGCCGGCCACTGCACCGCGGTTGTTCACGTTGGCCTGCCCCAGAAGGTAGAGCAGCATGTCGCGGTCGATGGTCAGCTTCATCTGCTGCGACGCATCGTCCGTCCACATGCCGATGACATCGATGTCCATCTGCTTCTTCATCACGTCATCGAGGATGGCGGCGAAGTACTTGCCGCGGTCGATGAGCAGGCTGACGGTCGGCGCGGACGGACGCTCGAACTCCAGCGGCTGGTCGGCCGAGTAGTTCTTGATGGTCAGGGTCGGACGGGTGCGGATGATCAGCTTGTCGCCGGGCCCGGTGATCTCGCCCTCATAGTCCGTGTTGCTGATCGCAGCGAGCACGGTCGAAGCGTAGAACTTCTCCAGGAGCTTCGCCGACCAGATCTCCGGGATGAAGGTGCCGGAATAGGGCGGGTTCGGGGAGACCGCGTTGAGGCCGTAGGGGGTGTTGGAAACCGGATACGACATGATGCCCTCTTAGAGGTGCCGGGGTTGAACCGGCACCTCCTGTTCCGCGGAACAACTAAGGGCCGGCGACTACTTGCTGAGGTCGAGGGTCCCGTCACGATAGGCTTGATCAAGCTCAGCTTCGCGCTGCTTGATCTCGGCAGTCGTCATGCGAAGACGGCCGAGTGCCTTGTCTTGATGGAACTTAGTGTATTCGGAGAGTGTGAAGCGGCGCTCGCCCTGGTCGCCGGAGCGACTGGGGGTGTCGGCCGTCCTGCCCTTGCCCGGCGCCGCGAACTGGTCGAGAGACTTGGGAGCCGGCGCTCTACCTTGTCCCTGACCCTGTTGGCCCTCTGGCGAGGATCCGCCCTTGTCGGACAGATACCGCTTGAAGATGAACGCTACGCGCCCGGCTTCGTTGCGGTTGTAGGCGTTCTGTAGCAATTTCAAATATGAAAGTCCAGAGGCTTCGTCAGTTTTCAGCGCCCATTCTTGATAGAACGCCGGATCTCTGTTGATTTCCTCCCAATTTGGCACGTCCTTGTCGAGTGCCTTGTGCATTTCCTCCCGGTTTCTCGACTGGACAGAATGCTCCTGCTGCTCGGTCTTGCCGGTGAGACGTTTGATCTCGGCCTGGAGCGGAGCCTGGGCAGCCTTCACTGCACGGTCGATGATGTCGGCAACTTCTCCCCAGTCGCTGCGCTCTTCTTCCGAGAGCACATCCTTGATGTCGAACGGCTTGGGCTCGCCCTGCGTATCGCCCTTGGGCTGGTTGCCCTCTAGGGAGCGCAGCCGGTCTTCCATGCCGGTGACGGCCTCGCGCAGGTTATCGTTCTCCTGACGCAGGGTGCGGTTGGCCTCGCGCAGCGGCTCGAACTGACCCTGGAGCGAACGGTAGCGATGCTCCCAGTCGTCGGCCTTCCCTTCCTGGCGCTGCTCGGTCCGCGGGGGCTCAGCGCTGGCCGGTGGCGGCGTCTGCTGCTCACCCTGGCGCTCGGGTGCCTCCTGACGCTCACCGCCCTCCTGGGCCGGCTCTGCGTTCTGGTCGGGCGCCCGGCCTTCACGCATGTTCTTCAATGCCACGTCGGCAGCCGCAGAGCGGGCGCGCAGATGCTTCGGCACTGCGCTCATGTCCAGGCTTTCGGGCCCCGTTGCTTCAACTACGGCCATGGTTGATCCTCGACTTACCTGTTTCGCTGTTCGATCTTGGCGGCTCTGACCAACTGCTCATCCGCAGATGCCAAATTAAGGCAGAGCTGTTGCATAGCAACTGCCCTGCCTTGTGCATGCAAGATGCTGCTAGGGTCCGCAGAAAGCAAGTTCTCGTTGTCGATCTCTGCGGATGCGGACAGGGCCTGCAAAAAAGAGCCCCACTCGTGTGGGGCGCTCTTCTTCAGCCTCTGGGCAGCTTCCAGCAGTGCCCGGTGAATATCAGCTGAATTGGTCATCTGCCCGGCTTCTTCTTGGTCGGCTTCTTGCCTTTGCCGACGCCGAAGTCGATGACGCCGGTCTGCCCGAAGCTAATCTTGGGTTGGGACTTGTCCTTGGCCTTAGACCCGGAAGCCGCCCCCGCGGTCGAGACCGACCGGGAGGCGACAACCTTCGTGGAACGCGGACGCCGCACTAGAGCGGATTACCAGCGTCGTTCTGGCCGGAACCCTTCCGGCCCTTCGGACCCGTCGAGCTACCGCTACCGCTACCGCGCTGAGTACGGCCGGCGACAGCAGGGCCGACCTTGTTGTTCCCGATGTTGGAACGCCCACCGGGCTTGGGGGCGAAGCGGTTATCCGAACCAGACTTCTTCACCCCGGTCACACCCGGCGCCTGGGCGCCAGTACGTGCGGTATGGCCGACCGGCGCCTTGCCACCCGTGGGGATCGACACGCCAGCTCGCAGGCCCTTGGACTTGTTCTTCATGGTTTTCATGTGCAGCTCCTCTTATCGCCCTGATGGCGATTACTGTGTCGGCTCGCGGCCGATAATCATCACGGACGCGCTGGCTGCCGCAGACCCGAACGGGTTGACCAGCAGTCCGAGCAGCGTGCCACTGAGCGTGGTCGTGGTGCTCTGCCAGCATTTGCCGGTGGCGGCCGTGGCAGAACGAGTGATCACGTTGCAGACCAGAGGCATCGACCCTGTATTGATCGGGATCGGGAGGATGACTGGTGCAGCCGAAACAAAAGGACGGCCCCAAACTACTGACCAAGACCCATCTGAAGGGCTAGTTTGGACATTGGCGGCCTGCACCGCAGTCGGGCGAGCCGCGTCTTTCGGCACGTAGCAATTAGCCGTGCCGGCCGTACCGTTCAGCGTATCAGGACTCGGAACCGCTCCACATGGGGCCGGAACAAGGCCACGAACAGTATCGAGATCTTGAACCGAAGCAACCGGCGGCTGCGGATAGATAGACACCGCGTTCTGTGCGACCGCAGAAGCTGTGCAAACGGCACCGAGCAGTACGAGAAAGATCAGACATGCACGCATGGTCAATTCGCCGTGAAGCTTGACACGAGAGAGCAGTTGTTGGCGTTGCTGCCATTTGAGATGCGACCACGATATGATGAAAACATGATCGGAGCACTGATCGTAGTCCCGGATACAGTGGTTTCCCCGCTCGCGGCAGCCGAGGCTGCGGCTATGGTTGATGTCGCGACCACGACAGACGTGGTGGTAAAGTTATCGTTTGATCCCAGCAAAAGCAGCGATGCACCGGCCGCCGAGCATCCACCCCAAACATTGAACTTGGATGCATTCGGATTTGCGGCTCGAATACCTCCGTAAAGAGCCGCCTGCGCGGCTACAGCCACGAATGCACTATCCGCAAATGATGTCGAGCGGGTCGTCGCGATTGGCAGCGCCACACCGTTCGTAACGCCTTGAACCGCTTGCGCACTGGCCGCTGAAACTCCAGCCGTGGTGGAGTTCTGGTTCGCCGCCGTGGCTGCGCCGTTCAACGTGCCCAGGTTGGCCGTGACCGTCCCTGAGACGGTCCAAGGTGCACCCGACTGGGTAACTGCTCCGATGACATTGGAGCCCGCCGGGATGGCGCCGGAAAGACCGAAGGTCCACGCACCGCCCTGATACGCCAGCATCGGCCAGCGGTTAGCAGACGTGTCGGTTGCCGCTGCTCCCTGTGTGACGGCTCCGATAACATTCGAACCCGCGGGGATTGCACCAGACAAGCCAAAGGTCCAAGAGCCCCCCTGGTAAGACAACACCGGCCACCGGTTGGCAGTTACATCAGCCGCAGCAGCGCCCTGCGTAACCGTACCCCCGCTGCCTCCACCGCCGACCGATCCGGGGTCGATGACCGACCCATCCGGGCGTACAGGAATCATACGAGGCCACGGGTTCGTCTGTGCGACGGCACTCTGAACCGTGAACGCTACAACCAGCGCACCGAGTAACAATACCAGCTTCTTCATGATCACCACCGTGTTCCGCGGAACAACTAAACCATGCCGCGCATTGGGGCTCCCTCGGGTACACCGAGATCCGTGTTGGGGCCCTTGGGGGCTGTGCCCGCCTGTGGGGGCCCACCAGGGCTGGGCAGCGCGCGCTCGCCCTCCTGCTCGATCTGCTGGGCCTGGGCAGCCTGTGCCTGTGCCTGGGCAGCCTGTGCCTGCTTCTGTAACCGATCCTGAAGCTCCTCGACCGTGGGCACGATCTCCTCGCCGGGCAGGCCAACGCCCTTAGCCACGGCGCCGAGCAGCGCGCGGCGACCGAGCGGCCCCATGATCGTGAAGTCGGTCGGGTTGTTCGTTGCCTGCAACAGCTCCATCTGGCGCTGCCGTTCGGTCTCACGCTGCACCGCGACCTGTACTCCCTCGACGCGGATCGTCTCGTCGCCCTGGAACAGGCCGGTCGTATCGGTGAGAAGCAGGAAGTCGTAGAGCATCTGGATCAGAGGCTCCATGACATCGCGGTCGATGTTGGCGCACACGTTCTTGAGGATCTTGTTGGCGTTGCCCATGAGCATCGCCAGACCCGATGCTGTGCGCCCCGCGCCGCCCATGCGGTCGGAGCCGGTGACGTAGCGCGGGATCGCCGACAGCTCGTCCGCCTGCTGACAGATCTTCTCGTAATTGACGAAATATTGCGACGAGTTGTCCTGCGGCTGGAAGAAGTTCACAGGCGGCACAGCGGAAGCACCGCGGTTCATCGGGTTGTCCCGATAGTGCCAACGCTTCCACGGGTAGATGTCGTCGTTATCCCCGCCGCCCTCGATCCGGTCATCATTAATCATGACCTGCGGGCCGGACGACATCGCCATGTTGTTCACGATGGCCCGCAGGATGCCGTTGCCGACATCCTGATGATCTCCGAGAATATCCGGCAGGGCGTTGCCAACGGGCGTGCCGGGAACCTTCTCGAACGATGTAATGAAATACGGTGCTCGTTTGCGCGGGCTCGGGTGGAGCTGCGCCTTGATCACGTATCGACCGATCAGCCACGCCTGGATGAAGTAGTCCAAATCCGTGTCTGGCACGTCGTCTTCATCGAACCCCCAGTCCCGAAGCAGCTTGCCCTGGACCGACCCGTGGAACTCCACGCAGTCGATGATCCCAGAGTTGTTCGTGCTCGGGCTCTCGCGGTTCTCACCACGCGCCCGCTCGCTATCGGTCGGATCGGTCCACGATTTCCACCCGCGGGTGCCATACTCGCGCAGCACCGCGCGGATGTTCTCCTCGACGTAGCCCGGCACGCCGATCAGCGCATTCAAGTCGGCGCGCGTATATCGGTTGATCTCGATCACGTCGCCGTCGCGGATGTCGCTCACACCCGGTGTCCAGTAGATGTCGAACGGCGACTTGCGCGACCAGAACATCTTCGCACTGTTCTGTTGCACCGCCTTGGGGCGCCCATCCGGCCCCTTGGTCCACTTCATCTGAGGCGCAACACGCACCTCCGGCCCCTTGATGCAGGCGAAGGGGAAAATAGGGAGATCATTCAGAAACTCAGCGAGCGCGGTGTAGAATCCACCCTCCACGAGATAGTCATCCACCGCGTCCTCGGCGCGGGCCGCCTGCTCTCGGGCCTTGCGCTTGTTCGCACCGATGGCCTCGTTGACCAGGGCCTGCAAGCGGTCACGGATGGCGTTCGGATCGGGCATACCCGCACCCGTTGCCACCATGGCACGCACCTCGGCCTGCACCAGATCCTGGATGGCTTCCTGGATCGACTGGGGCAGCGAGGGCTCCGGTGTCGGGTCCAGGCCCCAGGGGCGCTCCACCTCCAGATACACCTCACGCAACAGCGACGTGGCGCCCCGGCACTTCCCCGCGACGATGCCGGCGTACACCTCGGACCCGGCGAACTCGCGGATTTCGGCGAGCTTGCGTGGGTCGTACTCGCGGTTGAACGCACGCTGGGCCGCGAGCAGCCGGTGGTTCCAGCCGGACGCGGATGAACGATGGTCCCGCATCACGTACCACACCCGATTGATGTAGTTCGCGAGATCAGAGGCCACTTGCTCATCGAGCGCCTGACCATACTTTTCGTCGCGGTCGCGATCTTCCTTCTCCGCGAGTTCCGCGGGGGACATCGACTGCACGAATGTCCTGTTGACTTGCAAACCGGCCAAGATGACGCCCTACGATTATTTGCGTGCGCGGCACTCGCCAGAATAGCTAGTACATGATAACCGTTCGGAAAGCTATAGGACTGCCAGATGTCAACTGTGTCGATGCAGATTGAGATGGATCTGCGCAACAAACTTGTCGAAAACGCCATCGAAACACGGGGGATGAGCCATAAATTGATGGTCTCACTCGCCTCGGAATTGGCGATGGACATCATGCCCATCGACCACATCCTGCGCAGCCACAGCATGACGCAGGCCGAGTTCGACGCGCTGATCCGGCGCGACATCTTTCAGCAGCTCTACCGCGAGGCACTTCTTGCCTGGGGCGCCACGGCGTCGGCCTCGACCCGGATCAAAGCGAAGATGGAGACCAGCCTGGAGATGGCCCTGCCCGAGCTTTACAAGGAGATCGTGAAGGAGGGCCTGACCGCCGCGAAGGTCGAGCTGGTCAAGACCTTCATGAAGGGCGGCGGCATCGGCGAGCGCACCTCCGGGGGCACTAGCGAAGGCGGCGTGCAGATCGTGATCAACATGGACGCCCAGAAGCCGGCGGTGACGATTGACGCCACGCCGATCTCTCGGGATGCCGAAGACCTCTAATTGTTCCGGGGAACAACATGGCCGAGATCAGACAGCTCAAGGCGGGCTCGAACGCCTACAACCAACACACAATCGACAAGCTGGAGGAAGCACTCGCACTCGCCAAGGAAGGGCGAATGCTGGAGGTCGCACTGGTGGGGACGATGAACACCCGTGCGATCTTCACATCGTGCAGTGGTAGCGATGATGTCTACCGGCTCGTCGGTGCAATGGAACAGCTCAAGCACGAGCTGCTCAACGATAAGATGCTGGGTCACGACTGATGAGCATGATCCGCTTCGACGCCCCGCCGACCGTCGCGGAGTTCATGCGCTCCACGGCGTTCTTCCGCATCATTGCCGGGCCGGTGGGCTCGGGTAAGACCACGGGCTGCATCTTCGAGGTACTGCGCCGTGCCATCGGGCAACGGCCGGCGCCAGACGGCACCCGTTACACCCGGTTCGCCATCGTGCGTAAAACCCTCAAGCAGCTTGAGGACACGGTGCTGAAGGACATCCGGCAGTGGCTCGCCGGCATCCACGACTACAAGGCCCAGGCTAAGACGGTCGTCATCAAGATGCAGCTCGCGGATGGCACCCAGGTGCATTCGGAGTGGATCTTGATCCCCCTGGAGGACGCCGAGGACCAGTCCCGCCTGCTCTCGTCCCAGCTCACCGGGGCGTGGATGTCGGAGGCCATCGACATCTCCACCGACCTCGTGCAGGCGATCACCGGGCGCTGTGGCCGATACCCCTCCGGCGCGCAGGGAGGGTGTACGTGGTACGGCATCATCGCCGACACCAACATGCCGTCACGCGGATCGGACTGGCACCGCCTGATGGCCCTGGAGACGCCCTCGAACTGCGAGGTGTTCATCCAGCCCGGCGGCATGGACGACGATGCCGAGAACCTGGAGTGGCTGCTCCAGACCGAAGAGACCCTGAAGCTGCCGGTCAACGACGAGCGCCGCCGGGCACAGGGACGGACCTACTACATCAATGCGATGTCGGCGGGTCAGGGCAAGGACTGGTGCGACCGCTACATCCACGCCAAGTACGGCGCCGATCCCTCCGGCCAGACCGTGTTCGTCAACTCGTTCAACGGCGACCGCCACGTCGTGGAGAAGCTGAACCCGGTGCGTGGCCGGACCCTAATCATCGGCCAGGATTTCGGTCGCAACCCATGCGCGGTCATCTGCCAGCAGGACGCACGCGACCGCCTGCTGGTGCTGGAGGAACTGATCTCGGTCAACATGGGACTGGAACAGCACGTCAAGGACAGCCTGCGCCCGACGCTGCTGTCCCCGCGGTTCGCCGGGCTGCCGTTCTACATCATCGGCGACCCGAGCGGCGTGGCCGGCGGGCAGGTGTTCGATGAGAGCCCGTTCGACTACCTCAACAAGGAGAATTACCGGGCCTACCCCGCCCCCTCGAACGCCATCGACAAGCGGCTGGCTGCGGTGGAGAGCCATTTCCTCCACAACGTCGGCGAGGACCCCGGCATCCTGATCGATCAGGAGCACTGCCCGACGCTCGTGCGTGCCCTCTCCATCGAGTACCGCTACGCCAAGCGCCGAAACGGGAACCTCGCACCGCTGCCCGAGAAAAAGAACCCCTGGTCTGACGTGGTGGATGCGCTCCAGTACGTGTGCCTCGCCACGAACAGCGGGCTCGGCGAATACCTGACCACGCAGATCTTCGCAAACAGAAGGGCACCCGGCGCTGTCAGACGCCGGATGCCCGTGGGTGCGTGGACGTAATGGGTCAGATCAGTTTTTGGTGATGTCCGCCTGACCCAACACCCCCGTCACTCGAACCTTCGCCGTGGACGCAGTGCTGTCGAGCACTGCTGCCGAGGCGTTGGCCGTTGCCCGCCCACCGGAGATGCTGATGCCACTGGCCCCGTTCTGAAGGATGAAGCCATAGCCAGCGGGCGCCGGGGCGGTCTCGACGGCGCTGACCCCGCTTGAAGTGAACCCGGTTACGCCAGCGCCGACCTGGATGCCGTAGGGCGTCACGCCATCGCCGCCGATCACCCCTCCGGTCACGGAGAAGTTCTTACCAGCATCGAACAGCATACCCCCGCCGAGGCATCGGGTCAGCTGACTAAGCTGGAATGAAACGTTCTTCGTGTTCGGGTTGGAGGACTGGACGCACACACCCGAGAAGCCCTCTACACCGAGATCGAAGCGCCCTTCCGTGATCGCCGCACTAGCTAAGAAGCCTGGTTTTGCTCCGGGATTGCCGATTCCGGAAGCAGAAAGCCGTGCCTGCATATCGATGCGCTGAAGAGTTCCATCGCCGTCGATAATGACCCCACTACCGTTGGTAATGTCGAACATCGAGTTCGCAACGTGGAAGTTCGAAATCTGAACACCCGCCTTCGTCGCAATATGAAGATCCGCGTTGACAGTTCCCTGGACGTGCGAATCCGAGATCCACAGGCCGTCGCCGCTCTCGATCCGAATACCATCCTCGACGTGGGGGCTGATGCTCGTGAGGGCGCCGTTCGTGTAGTTGAACGTGGAACCCTCGACATTAAGAGAACTGATGACGTTCTTACCTGTACCCCCCGGCGACGGTGCTCCGTCAATCTGTGAGACACCGAGACGAAACGCATGGCGCCCAACGGACGAACCGGCGTCCAAGGTAATATAGACATCACGGAGGTAAAACTCGACAGAGCCGAGCATCGAAATGCCGCCGCCGGCCGAGTTCGAGTTAGGGCCGAGCCCGATATACAGGTTCTCGACGCGGGTGTTCTTGTGGCTGTCGAATACGATCTCATAGGGCGAGTTGGCCTGCGTCATCGCCGGCCCGAGCCCCGGCGCGCCGCCGAAGTCGTAGAATGCCAAATTCCGCAGACCAGTGTTGTAGATGAACGGCCCGCTGCTGAAATTGATCGTAGGGCCGAAATCGCCGTGCCGGCGGATCTGGGTGGCGTCGCGATGACGACCCTCCAACATCACGCCGTTCTGCGTTACGGCGAGAGTGCGGTTGACCATGCAATAGCCGTCAGGGACGATGACCGGCCGACCCTTGTTCACGGCACCCTGGATCGCAGCCCAGTCCGTCTCATCGCTCAGCGCGACCGCGGCGGGGTAGAGGAGTTGCGCCGCCGCCAGGGTAGAAAAGCGCGCAGAGAGCGGCCGAGCTGCACCATCACAAACCGCGCCGAAATCCTTGATGTTCAGCGTGTCATCGAGCCGGGCGGCCAGCGAACGGGCGATCTGCGACGTTCCAGCAGCCTTGAGGCTGGAGGCATCACATTCCGACCCCGGCGCGCATGTGATGCCGGGACCAGTGATCGCCAGCGCTGGGAAGCTAGAGCCAACACCCCTCGCGATCACCGCATCAACGTTCGGCCGGTACATGTCCGGCGATGGGTAGCGCGTGGCTTTTGTGGCGTCGAATGCCAGCGCATTGGTCGCCGGCAGAAGCAGTGGGATTGTGAGCAAAATATACTTGCGCATTCCAGCAACCTCCAAAGTTGTTCCCGGAACACTTAGCAGAAGATGTTCCGCGGAACAAATGAAAAGGCCCGTGGCAACTCCACGGGCCCGTATTCGTGCTGGCGAGGTGCGATCAGACTACTTCGGCGTAGTGCTCTCGGAACTCATCAAAGGGCATCCAGTCGATGTGACTGGCATGTTCCACGATCACGTCACCGGGCTGCGGCGGCTTCTTCAGTATCTCTTCCGTGGTCGTCCTGCACTCGCGTGCCTTGCCCTCGTGCAGATACAGGATGACGGCGTGCCCGCTGCCGTCGTTGGCCTGCCCGTACTCGATCAGCGTACCGGCGGTCAGGTGTTCTTTCGCGACGACCTTCAT